AACGCGCAACATAATTTGCAGCGTAGGTAGCCGTCAACCTCGTCCCATCAAACGTCAGCGCAGTACCAGTGGTAAGTGCTTTAGAACCGTTCAGGTAAGCAACTCCGTTAGCAGTACCAGCGTTCAGTGTCACAGTTGACGAGGTTGTCAGCGCTTCAGCGTTAATCGTGCCTGTCAACGTAGGGCTTGCCGACATCACAACATTACCGGTACCAGTGATGGCGTTGCTCACAAGCCCTTTAGAACTATCGGTGAACACAGCGCGGCTGGCTGTCAACGAAGACAAGATTGGTTGTGCGGTCAGGGTGGCTACACCTGTAACAGCCAATGTACCACCAATGCTAGCATTGCCTGCCAAGAACAAGTCTTTAAACTTCAGAGAGCTAGAGCCGATGTCAACAGTGTTAGTTGTCTTTGGTGTGACAGTGGTGGCACCAACCACTACGTCCTGTGTCGGACCCAACACAAGAATAGGAGCGCCTTCACCAGTGGTACCGTCATGGTTGTGACCAGTGGAGCTATTGAACGCCGATTGAATACCATCGAACTCGTTGTCGAGGTCTGCGGCTGAAATAATATTCCCGTCTGCGATGTTGTTGGTCGTGTCTGTACGTACGTAGCCTGTCATATGTTTTCCTTAGCTAGTTAGTTATAACGCATTAGCGTCTATCGTGTGTACTATATTCAATCGTTGCAGCATCAAGAGAGAACGGTGGGTTTTGACTATCAGAGACAAACTGAATCGAAACACTAAAGCCTGAACCAATCAGTTGTGTCTCAAACTGTTTCATCAACTTGCTACCATAAACTGTAGTGCCATACTTAGCACCACTGTTACCATAGAAACCTACAGTGCCTGTCTCATTGGACAAGTTGATGGTGGCAGGCTGAATAGAGCCAGTGTTGTCAAAGTCAAGCTTCAAATTAACAGACGTTGTAACACCACCCTGAGGATCGGTATAGAGCACCATCTTATAAAATGTTTTACGCACACGAGGATCATTAATGTAAACAAAAGGGGTAGCAAATGAAGCAATGATGTTACTACCATCAAAACTATTACCGCTCTCCATTTGATAAACATAACCATCGGAGTGAGCAAACACCAATGTCTCTGTCTGATTGGAGTAGTCGCTGTCGCACACGTAGGCTTTGATACCAACAGTTTCCGCCCAAGACATGGTACCAGTATCATTACCAACAGTTTGTGTACCAATAACACCCTTTGCGTTCGATGATGTAACGCTACTGTTATATCCAAAGATGCGGTACTGACTCTTTTGTTTAATGACACAGCTTGAGAAAGACGAACTGGATGCAATCAAAGAAGTCATCTCATCTTGAATAGTCTTTGACACCACACCCAAGTTGAAGTCACCAACTCGATCTGTAGCGCTTAGCAAACGCAAACCATCAGGACCAAGGAAGATGACATCACCACCAATTTCTTCAATGGTATCGGGGGCAACACAACCAACATTGCGTGTAATAGGCTGCAGTACAAAGTCTTGCAACGTATTGCCTGTTATCTGACTGATTGTTTTTTCAGTGAAGATGATGAGTGCCTCACGAAACACGATCATTCCGGTAATGGCACCACCAACATTAATAACACCAGAACCATTGGCGGCTGAAAAGTCTGAGTCAGTGTATGGTGAGGTGAACACTACGGTTTCGCCTTTAGCAAAGAACACCTGATTTTTGTGGTGGACAACAAACTCAGCACCAACCACATCAGATGGAGCAGAAGAAAGTACAGTGAATGTTGTACCGTCCCATGTGAACGGAAAGTTGTATCCATCAACACCCATTACTTTATCAACACCAGCAATGCGATATTTTGTAGTTCGCATCACGCCACCATTAGAACGACTAACAGATTTCCAAGTGATAGCAGCGTTATCAGCAGGGCTAGACGCTAAAGCAGGATAGATTGAAATAGATGCTGCTGTGGACGTAACGGTTGGTACAGCCAATACCGTATAAACCTTCTCAATACCGGCAACCACAAAGGTATCACCAATCTGCGGAACACTTGTAAGGCCGTCAATAGCCAGTGTTGTACCCGTCTGAGAACCACCATTAACCAAAACGGTTCCGTAGGTAGGCTTACTTATCTTAGTGTAAGAGTTGCCAGTAGTGAAATAGATATCGCCGTTTCTGTAAGCCAATACCGTTTCGTTCCAAGCAACAACACCCTTGATGAGTCCTTGATGGCTGGTAAAAGTAATGACTGCTTTATCGGCAGGGCTAGAAGCCAATGACGAGGTTAAGGTTAATGTTGCTTGTTTATATGTGCTGTTATAGCTAACACCGGCAGAAGCAACCGTGTATGTACCAGTTACACCAGCAATAGTGAACGTATCACCGTCTACCGGAGCAGTGAACAAGTTTGAAACAACCAGTGTTGTCCCTGTCTGACCACTACCCTGCACAACAGGCTCACCATAAGCTGGAACAAAAGAGCTTGAGTATTTATCAAAACCTTCAATGCGACGATATCCACCATCAACAGACGGTTCAAAGTTCTTTAGAAGCCTAGCGCTTCCGGGCAATTGAGTTCCATGCTGTAGAGGTGACAGGTTCGAAACAAGACCTCCTCGAAACTCAAAGGGATATGTTTGCCATCCATCAGCCATTACTTAACCCTCTCACCAAACGCAGAGAACGAGCCTCGATTAATGACGGTAGAGCGCACGTAACTAACGCGATTAACAAGCATAGTACGCATACGCTTGATACCTTCTTCAAACTTATTCTTCGCCAGATTAGCTGCCTGTTCGTTGCTGCGGAACATATATGCGTGATACATAGCACCATCAATGACAACATGCCTGAATCGTTCTGGTACAGCAGGAACATCTGTAGAGTTTAGAAGATCTACAGGAGCTCGGTAGTATTCGTATACAACTTCATACTCTTGATCTGGCGGAGGAACAACAAGCCATTCCAGACTAGGAGCATGTACTACACTGTTTGGAACAGAAAGCTTTGAAGTGTCGTTCGAATATTCTTGATCTACCGCAGTCTGAAGATAATCTTCATATTGCATAATCGCAAGCTTCGTTGTTTCATTACCCAATGTCGCATCAGCCTTAATACGAAATGTATCAAAGTCAATAGTAGAAGCATCAGACGGAAAAGCATAACGAGTTTCACCAACAGACAATGTATCTTCAGCAATGACATGATTGAAAGGCCAGTCTTGACCAGCATCATACAAATCACGCAGTGCGGAATTAACAGAGTCTTTGATCTGTGAATAGAAACCAGAGGCATTATCAAAGTTCACGGACGTAAGTTCAACTTCATTGAGTCGTCGATTCACTTCATTAACAAGGCCGATGTAGTCATACGCCATATCATTGTTCCTTAATCTTTAGTCGAATAACTCGCTCAGCAACATTACCTGTGCTGTCCGATATGCGGCACGTAAACTTATAGTCATAGTTGTTGGTCCCAAGACCAAGGTTGATAGTGGCTACACCACCACTAATAGTCTGTGCAACATTCTGAATACCGTTGACAACAGAGCCTGCACTAATAATAGTGGCGATACCATCAGCATCGTCAACATACCATGTGACGGAACTAATAGTTGCACCATCTAGGAATCTGGACCAATCAACACTATAGTCAAGCGTTTCATCTTTATCTTTTGAAGGCCATTTAAATGACATATACTTCCTCTTATACTATTTAAGCAACCATCACTGATCGATCAGATGAGCTTGGCTTTCTATACGTGTACATTTTTCTGTCAACCATCGACACATAAACAGAACGTGTTGATGGAGCAGATACTTTATCGACATATACCGTACGGTTGTGAGCAGCAACAGCTATTGTTCTATCACTACTGCTACTTCGTCTATCTACATACGCCACTCTTCGTCTGTCATACAGATGAGCAATTGCATTGTAATTGAATACTACAGTAGTTATAGCAACATTGCCGACATACGCAGTGGCAGTAACACCATCAAATGTTGGTCGAGCGTTATTGGCAACAACAACGTCACCAATATAACTAGAAGTATATACGCTACCAATTTCTATAGTAGCACCGGCTTTTACAACAACATCACCTAACGTAACACTGATAGCACTTGTAACAAGAGCAATGTTAGCAGCTGCAATAGTTGTTACATTACCAATAGATAGTGTAACAGCAACACCATCTACAGGTATGCGGTTGATAGAACGAACATCAACTTGTCCAACACTGAACGTTGCGTCAGAACCAATAGTGTCAGTGTTGGAATCACCAACAATAGAGATTTCACCAACTTCACCAAGAGCATAACCACTGTCGGTTGTTTCAAACAACGCTGCAGTATCCAATACTGAAACATAAGCGTCTGGGTTGGATACTGTTATCCCATACTGAGGAGAGCTAGACATACCAGTGATTAGCGGCTTAGCCGTCACCACACCGTAATATCTACGAACACCACCGGCTGTCAGGTATAGAGGATCACCAATAGAAATTGTAGTGTTTACCCAATCACTCCAAGCAGAAGCATCAACAGCATTCTGATAGATTGTGTTATCAGGAACAACAACGACACCGACACTCTTGTTATTGACAGTACCGATAGCTACAGGATACGAACCACCAGAGTTTGGTGGCAAATATACAGAAGGCGTTGTAGTGGTAACACTACTATACCTCGACATGTAACTGTAGTCATAAGGGAACCCAACAACTACACCCAAGTCATATGTAGCAATGACAGGACCACCAACACTACTTCGTTTGTGGAAGTAGATGTGTTCTCCGATATCAGGAGAAGGTGGAATAGAGCCGATATAATCAGCGCCGGTTGTAACAGAGCTGCTTTGATTCGTTGGTAAATATCCAAGGCCGCCGTTTGGCATGCTTGAAGGACCAACATAAGCATTATACCAATAAGTAAATGGCGCTTCTCGTGTTACCGGCTCAAACGAAATCGAAGTCCATGACTCATCGGGCCAACCAGCAAGCCTCATTGCTACATCAGCACCGGCTGTTACAACAACAGAACCAATCGAGGATGTAGTAGACAGACCAGTTATATTGGTTGTGCAACCTAAGCTAAATGTTACATTGTCACCAACATAGGCGGTGGCTTGAACACCAACAACGCTAGTGACAGCAACACCGACAACACCAACTGAGCCTACAACAGCGGGACTGACAAGACTGACAACGACATGATTGGCATCACCAGTAATGATCACACCACTATCGGATGTAACAGTAGCCTGTACACCATCTAGTGTATATGCAACGCTACTGACACCATAGCGCACAGCACCATAGGTGCCGATGCCATATATAGCGCCAGAACGAACTGTTGTAGACATCTATGCCTATCTATTAAGCAAGACGAACAATAGCGTTAGAAGCGTCAGCTGCTGGGAACTGTACAACAAAGTCACCATTAGTAGATGTTTTATCACCACCAAATGAAATGACAGCAACAGCATCGGTTGTACCAGTACCACCGTCAGTGGTTGTGTTGTAAATCAAAGCGCCTGCAGCGGTGATTGTAGCGTTAGGCCAAGTAGCATCAGCAAAGTCAATGAAGGCAGTAGTGCCGCTAGATGTCGGATCAATGTTAGTCAAAGTAGCACCACCGGCAGTGTAACCAGTACCCGTCACTTCGTTAGTGGTTGAATAATCGGTGGTAGAAGCATCAAGTGAGGCCGACGATGTATACAAAGCAATTTTAAACGTATGACCGCTAGTGGCGTTGAAGTCGTGCTTACGCTCCAACAGTTCTTTTTTGAAGCTAGTGCAGACGGCAGAGGTAATGGACATGATATTTCCTGTATGTATAAACAACAAAAGGGAGAGCCTTGAGTAAGACCCTCCCCTTTTATTTCACTGGAGATTAGGCCAGTTGTTCGCGGTCAACCGAAGCGGCACCGATACGACCATCGATATCCATCAGCACAGCCCACACACGGAACACACCAGAGGTAGGTGCGGTGGTAGCGGTTGCGATGAGCAAGTCGATAGTGTCGGCGGTTGCGTTCACGAGAGGCTGATAAGCAGCAGCGTTCTGTGCGTAGGCACCAGCAGTAGCAGCATCACCATCAAAGCCGTCAACGAAGTTATCAGCTTCAACACCGGTCACGCCCAAGTCGTAAGTGGTGTCAGAAGACTCACCACCAGTGACGGTGATGACTTCGATACCAGCATTCAGGATGAGGGTATTAGCAGGAACGTTGATACATTGGATGATGTCGGCAGCAGCCAAATCACTGCCTTTAGCAGCAGCGGCAGCAGCGAAGTCGATATTCACATCAACCAAGTAGGGAACGGAACCAGCGGTACGACCAGCAGTGTAGCCAGCAGCCAGAGTAGTAACAGTAGACATTTAATATTTCCTTTTAAAAATGTAGAAACGGGGAAGCCTTTTGAGCCTCCCCTATTTCATCAAGCAGCGTTGTACTTCGCAGTAACGATGCCTTCGGGGCGGAGGATCTTACGACCATACAGGTGCATACCGCGCACGACGTCAGCAAAGCTGTCGGGGTCACGATATGTTTCGGTCTTGTTGATCTGCTGAGCAGTTGCCACAGCGGAGTCATGACCACCAACGATCACGCCGAAGTCGGTGTTCTGGTTAGCAGTACCGCTAGTGCCAGCGCCGCCACCAATCTTAGGCAGATTGTTAGACACATACACACGGAAACCGTGCAGGTTGTTGATCACCAGACCGTTTTGCAGACCGGAACCACCGAAGTCACCATTCAACAGGCGGCTGTCTTCGTCCTTCAGCATTTCGATGAACACTGGATCGACCACCAACCAACGACCTTGCGAGTCAACGAATTGTTGATCCAGCAGACGACCCATGCGAGCAATCACTTGCAAAGGCGAGGCAGTAGCGGTAGGAACCGAAGTAGCACCGGGCAGGCGAGGAGCCACAGGGATGGAGTGATCACCAGCCGAAGAGGTAGTGATGTTACCGAAGCTACCTTTCTTCAACTTCATCGAAGCCAACAGTTCGTCAGCACCGGCAGCGGACACAGCCTTGGTACCGGGGATAGTGGTACGAGCAGTGTCAGGGCTAGAGTGCTTGGCAGACTGAGTGTAACCCGACAGATAGCCGAGAACGTCTTGGTCATACTGGTCACGCAGGCGATAAGCAGCGCGGTCAGAAGCCATTTGCATGAAATTTACATGAGAGTGAGCGGCTTCGATGTCGTCAATCTTGAAGGCAAAGTAGTTCGCTTGGTCAACAACCAAGGTGAAGTCTTCGTCGTTCAGGTCTTGAGCAGTGATCTGAGTACCACGGGAATAACCCTGCACCGACACTTCAGGTTCTTTGATGATCTTGACGCTGTCGCCCATGTTGGCGATTTCACCGAAGTAGTCATTGTTAGTGATGTCTTCAACGGTAGACGATTTACGGAAAGCAAGCTGTACTTGCTTGGAATAGATTACGGGCGAAAAATTACCATTTGGAAGTGAGCCGTGACCGGATGCGGAAGGAAAAGCCATTTTTAAATCTCCTATAGATATATTGGCATATAGTTAAATACGCTAACACCACTACAGAGGCTGACTTCGCTAGGTACATTATTCTTCCAAAGTGCCCAATGGAAAATAACGGGCTAACAAAACTTCAGGTACTTCTGACAGTTTATTGTTTTGCGCTACAAAATGACTCAACAGTATGAACAGATCTTCTGTATACTCTTGCTTCATCTTATTGATAGCAGCACAGACAAGTTGAACGTTACCAACAACATACCCTTTACTGCTATCCACTCTGTCAAGACTTATTGTATTAAACTGGTTGGCTGTTGCAAGCAGCGGCAGTTTTGTATAAGCACATTGACCATTTTGTTTATCCCATAAATCAATAAGATCCTGATCTATAAGATTAAAATTTTTAGTTCTAAGCTTTGCTTTTGTTCGAAGGTTCTTCAGTCTTGAAGTAACATCTCGCTCATGCAGAGGAACATATCCTATTCTATTACGAGCTGTTGTTTTTCTAGTACAGACTTTACAGTCATTACGTGTACCATAAAACTCACTCAATAATTTAGTCTCGCCACACACGCGACAAGTCTTAACAACATCATTCATAACAACCCCTAACTAGGTTCAACAAAGGACTAGGCTGTGAGTTAGCACAGTCAGGGGAGCTACCCTCTTCGTCCTATTAAAAGTTATACCAGACTTTTTTAGCCCGTGTCAATATTTATCGGGCATTGCCTGACAAATCGTAAACAAACTTTCCAGTCTGCATAGCTTTCTGAATTGCTTCTACGCTAGCTTCATATTCACGACTAGACATCTTAGCCACTTGCGACTCATAGATGACACCATCGTTGCTTTCACCAGACGGTGCAGACTTACCACTACGAGCACCAACACTGTGTGCAGCGCTGTCGTCTTTCTTGGTAGCTTTCTTACCAATGCCACGATCAATTTTGTACAGATCAATGGCACGAGCAGCGGCACGAGCGTCAGTGTCATTCTCATACAGAGCTTGTTGCACCCACTTAGGTTGCTCTTCAGCCCAATCATGGAAGTCGTCGGTGTCTCGAATCTTGTCAAAGTCAGGATGAATCTTCAACAATTCAAACTCTGCAGACTCACGAGCCGTCATCTTTTCTTTTTCATCTAAAGCTTTAAACCGCTCTTCCAACACAGCAGCTTGTTCTTTGGCTTTCTTGATTGCAATAGTCTCAACAATCTTTGCAACATCAGGGTATGTCTTTGCCCAAGTAGCCAGATCTTCTTCACTTGTTGGAAGTTTGATCTGTTGCTGAGTAGACTGAGTGAGTTGTTCTTTCAGCTCATCAATTTGTTTCTGCAGAGTTGCTGCCTGTTGTTGCGAATGACGGCGAAGATCGCCATAACGCTTTTTAAAACTCTTCTCTTCAGGTGACAGATTTTCATCACCATCATCAGGTTTAATAGACGGATCTGATTCTTCTTTATTCTGAGTGAGCAGTGCTTTCAGCTCTTCCTCATCTTGATTAATCCGTTCACGGTTTGCGTTACGCTTACCGAAAGGTTGAACTGCAGTTTTCTGCGAACTTGGTTCTGTTGCAATAGTAGACATGTATGCCTTTTAAGTTGGGGCTGCGCTGTAGCCGACACATCGGGGAGTCAGGTAGCCAATGATGGTGGGTGTTATTGAGTACCAATCTGCCCACCACAGATTTTGGTATTCATATTGTAGCTTATTTGCGACGAGTACCTAGACTTTTTTTCTCAGTCTGTTTCTCAAAGCTTTTTTCTTTAACACCAGCCATATCAGCAGCATATTCAATCACTCTCTTGTACAAAGAATATGCCTTCTTTTCATCTCCATTTTTAATTGCACTTACTGCAGGTCGGAGATATTGATGATAGATACGTGTATATACTTTTCGTGCGTCTTCTCGATCATTGAGATTATCAACAATTGTTGGAGAATTATCATAATACCATTTGATATCTGAAACAAGTTTCGGATCACTCATCATGTATTCGTCTCGAAACTTTCGAAGAACACTCAGTGTTTCACCTTCATCTTTTTCATTCAAGTAGTCAACAGCAGCTGTTGTGATAAAGCAACCACCACCGCCACCACCGCCACCACCGCCACCACCATCACCTCCATCACCAGAAGCAGCAGCAGCGCCGCCGTCACCGGCAGCAGAACTACCATCACCGGTACCACCATCACCGGTACCACCATCGCCCGGACCAGCAGCGCTGGCACCAGCGGCAGCAGCAGCCGAGTCGCCAGAAGAACCACCGGGACCGCTATCACCTGTACTGTCACCTGTGCTGCTATCTCCAGAAGAACCATCAGCGGCAGCAGCAGTTGCAGCATCACTCTGTGCATCCATGCCGTTTACAGCATTTGCACTCGACGGGGATGTTGCGCCATCAACAGCATCAGCTGCAGCAGCAGCGGCAGCGGCAGCAGTTGCAGCATCATTACCTGCAACAGTAGAATCGGCAGCAGCCTGAGAAGCAGCGCCAATTGCGGCATCAGACATACCAGCAGCAGAAGCAGCAGCGGCGGCAGCAGCGGCTGCGGCGGCGGCAGCACCGCCTGTACCACCAACACCTTCGGTTGCAGTATTTTGACCATCAATACTCTGACTAACAGAATCAACGTTGGCGGCTGTAGCGGCTGCAGCAGTGGTTGCGGCTGCTGAGTTTGCGGAGTTGGCAATACCCTTACCGATGGCAAACCCAAGAGTAGGACCAAGACCAAGCGCTGTACCAACAACAGCACCGGCAATACCCATTGCTGTTGGACTTACTGAGTTAGCACTGACTGTGCCATCAGGACCAACACTAGTGCTACTACCAAGTCCACTACCAACACCAGTACCTGTACCAGTACCGCCATCACCGGCACCTGCTCCACCACTATCACCACCACCGGTTGCTGTAGTACCGCCGGTTGTTGTAGAAGCTGTACCAGTTGTTGTGGCAGCACCACCGGTACGAACTGTATAACCCGGAGGAATACTCAATTGAGCAACGCCATTAATAAATGGAATATAAATAGTTTGACCAGCATTGTTCACCATCGGAACCATTTCAAATCCACGAATTGGTGCGTTGCTATACGTCTGTTTGTTCTCAGGTAAGATATATGCCTCGGTGCTTGAAGAGGCAGGAGCGGCATCATTCTTTGGCGCAACCCACCCGCCTTTAGCATACTGACGTTCTTCTTCCATGATGGAGTCAATCTCAGAAGAAAAACTGTCATCGTCCATAGCACCACCATGAGTTGCTTCAGCATCAGGAACACTGTCAGCATTACCCATCTGACCAATCTCTTCCATGCGCTTCAGACCTTCTTTGGCTTTGTCACGAAGCTTCATCAATGTTTCAAGACCGATGTAGCGAACAACATCAGCCGGGATGACAAACTCACCTTCGCTTAGCTTAGCGTCAATGTCATCACGAACCTCTTCCTTCATAGCACCGGGAGGTACATCATTACCCGATACAGGATCGACGGTGCCGCCCTCTTGCATTACGCCACCATCAGCGAACATCTGATTCATTTCATTTGTGAGCATCGATCTCATCCTTCAAATATTTAAGCTGACGCAATGCAGCAATGGCACCCTGTGCCTTATAAACGTCCGACATCTCAGATGCTTGTTCTAGTTTTCGTTGCTGCATCGAAATGTCGTATTCGAGTTTCTCTACAAAGGCACCCCACATGTGTGGGGTGTTGAGTAGACTTTTAAGCTTGGGGAGGAACTGCTTGTTGTGCATTACCACTAAATCCTTGCATACCCGGCGTAGGAGCCGCACCAACACCAATGTTACCACCACCGCCACCTGTCATGTCAGCAACACCGGGAGGTGCAGCAACACCTTGTGCTGGAGCACCACCGGGCGCAGGAGCAGCAGGAGGATTCAGAGCAGCCTGACGAGCAGCCTCTTCCATGCTATTGGTTACTTTGTCTTCGTCCAGATCCATCGAACGAGCAATCTCACGAATGATGTAAGGCATCTTAGCAAACGGAGCCAATGCAGGATTGCTAACAATCTGCAAGAATTGCATCAGTCGCTGACTACGAACCTCGTTAGCCATCAACGATTCTGTACCGCGAGCATTCACTTCAAGATCGCCACGGATTTCAGGATCGAAATCAAACTGCATGTTGAAGTTGAAGAACGCTTTACCGAGCGGAGACAACAGATAATCATCGACGTTCTTGATGACAGTTTTGATGGAACCACCAGCGGCGTTCATCAACATAGAGATGCCAGAAGCAGTACGACCAACACCACTCACACCAGTTTGACCGTGTGCAAATGAAGGCATGCCTGTAGATTCATCAGCAAGCTGTCGAGCTTTGTCGAACAACTGCAGGTTCTCTTGCGACACGTTAGGGAATTTGGTACCAAACAATGCTTGACCCGGAGCACCACCTTGGCGGCGGAACACTTTACCGGGATACACTTCAAGATCTTGACCGGGAACAAGGTTTGTCTCGTCAATCTCAAACACAAGGTTGCCAGACAAGACACCGTTGTCCACTGCCATACGCATGAAACCATTCATTAGGGTCTGAGTGTCGTCCATATTTTCAGCGACACCGACACCTGCCAGAGAGTAGGGGTTCAATTCGTAAGGTACAGCGTAGTACGGAATCTTGGCTGGCTTAAACGGATTCAATACAAGCCGCAAGATTTTGTTATTGCAGAACCAAATGTTGGCTTGCAATTCACCAGAGTCCATCAACTCTTCTGGAATATCGATTTCGTTTTCGATGAGCATGTCAACATCAACGTTGCCCCAATATTCCAACACCTCAAATCGCTGCACTCCAAAGTTTGGAGCATAGTCTTTCAAGTCGTCTTCCCAATACTTCTTGACATAACCTTCGCCCTCAGCGATGAGTTGATCAATAATATTCTTACGGAAGTGAGGACGCTTCTTCAGCGCACGAAGCTGACTGCGCGACAGTTTGTGTCGCTCAATAACATACTGACACTCATCTGTGTTGTTTGCATCAGGGTCCCAATAGAAATTCCAAAGAGAAACATGAGACGCTTCAGGGACAGTTTTGATGCGAGGCTTATACGTGCCGTCTTCTGACCAATCTGGATATTCTTTGTTGACAGCGAACGGACCCTTCATCACACCGGTACCAAATAACGCAGCTTCAAAGGCGCTAGCACGTAGATGCTTACTTGCGCTGCTTTCATCAAGCTGATCGTGAATCTTCTTCTCCATCTTCTTCGCAGCAACAAGTGCTGGATAGAAAGTGGCAGACGATGCTGTCTTGCCCGGACCAACTTTGAGGCCGGGAACTTCTTTCAGCTCATCCTTGAGAGAGCCAAGCATTTCCTCAAGTTTGTCGAGGTCAAAATCTTTTGGAATGTTGGCACTACCTTCTTCACCAAAAGGAATAGTGGCAGCAGCTTGATCTTTAGGATCGAAATGAACAGACTCAGCAACACCCTCTGGCAACACAGATGGATCGATACTGATAGGAAACTTATTGTTGGAGAACAACACATCGGTAATCTGACCATAAGCAGCCAGCACCTTTGTCTTTGTCACCTTAATAAACACTCGTGACTTCTCAGTCTTTGTAAACTGAACATCACTGCCATAAATACCACGATAGTTACGGTAGGCTTTCAACCAACGATCTTCATCGGTACGACGATTTTCTTCAGAGCGAGAATATCGCTCATTAATAAACGCAATGATGGAGCCGGGTTTAAATGTGTCTTGAGCATCAACACTCTTTGTATCATCAAGAACCAATGTCTTATCATCTGTAGGTTTATCAGCAAGTGCCATATATTAATATCCAAAAGTGGGGTCTGCCATACGCATTCCCGCATGAGATGTAGTGAGAGGATTGTAGTCGAACAAACTACTACGTGGCCTACTCATAATGCCATAACGAATAGCATCATAAAGGTGATCTTCAGAGCGAGTATCAATATCTTCTGAATTCTTTTTATCCAGAGGTATAACAGGCAACTGCGCAATTGTGTTAATGCAATTACTAGTGATGACCAATCGCGGTTGTTCTGTGAATTGATCAAGTTGCAGGCGACGATGCAACTCATTCTTACCAGCAACACGAGAACCAGCGCTACGATCTGCAGGTCGCCACCGGCATCCTTCCAAAATCATCTGTTCAGCCAACGATGGACCTGTGTCACCACGCTTTGCCCAGCAACTACTGTCCAATACACCGTAGCGAATGACACCATCGTTCTCTTCAGCCCTTAACACCATGTGTGCCAAGTCCTTTGCCAGCACTTTGCTGACATAAAGCTCACGATAGATGATGAGTTGGTCACTTGGGCTGACAGCAAACCACACAACAGCGCTATAGCTACCATAGCCGTAGTCGCAAGCCCTGAATTTCGCCCACGTTTTAGGGATGTCAAAGGGTTCAACCACGTGAATTGCCCTGTTGAACTCAGGAAACGCAGCACCCTCAGAGATATCCCAGTTACCTTCCAACAATTGCTTGCGTTGGTGCTCTGGAAGAGACAACAACATCGTCTCATAGTCACCAGCCTCAGCCAAATAGGGGTTATCAGTCAGCATAGCGGGGATAAACCGCCGTTTAAACAGAGGTTGTCCCTCTTTACTGTGACCTTTTGGGTAGGTCATGGTCTTTCCAGTCTCCAAATCGGTAGCGTAGAACGCTTTACCGGGCTGAGACGGGTCAATGAACATCTTTTTCACCCAAGCATGACCGGGTCCACCGGGGTTGGTGGTGGCTCTCATGAAAATTGGGAGGTCTGAAGCAGGTGTACGCAAGCGAGAACGCATGTAGTTCCACGCAAACGGACTATGCCACTGTGTCAATTCGTCAAAACCAATCCAGCTGAAGGCCAAACCCTGATAACGCAGTACGTCTTCGTCTCTATCAAGGTAGGACATCCACAATCTAGCACCAGAAGGATGCTGCCACTGCATCTTTCTCTCCGACCATTTGATGCCGGGGTAGATTTTCGGATACATCTCCTGCGATTTCCAAATCAGTTCACGCAGTTCCTCTGTCGTGTGACGCAGGAGCAGCCCAGAAAACTGTGGATGAGCCATATACCGAAGTGGATCAGCCAACATAGCATAGCTTTTACCACCACCAGCAGCACCACCATACAACACTTCACGTTCACCAGCGGCTAGAAAGAATGTCTGTGGGCCGGGGTTGGGTTTGAAGATGACGTTTTCAGTTGGTGTTGCTTCTTCAATCGGGGAGTTTGGCGAAGCTATCTCTTGTACGACTATATTCGTCGCTTGCGAAGTATCCTTCGTCTTGCGCTGTGCCGATGCGCTGTTCGAACTCTTGCGCTTTTTCAAGGGCTTTTTTGTACCGCTTGGCAAGCTTTCGATAAGCAGCTGTTCTTTGTCGTTGGGACTGTTCATTCTTTATGCGTTTGGTTAGGCCAACATGGCTAATCTCTCTGCCAGTAACCTTGCTAAGCCATGCAGCCACATTACGTAGACTGTATTGCTTTAGGTATTGCTTTGCCTTTTCTAACGCTTCAAGTTCTTCAGGAATAGGAGCAAGCCATTTAGGATCGTCCTCATCAACCTTATATCCAAAAGGAATGGTACGAGCCATTCTTGGAATTTTGACATATGCCTTTTTAGGATTTGGTTTAGGTAATATCCAAACTCCAACTCCAAGTGCATCCATCAGTCTTCCTCACGTTCCTTTACAGGCAACAACATAACACCACCACCAGATTCTACCTGAACTTTATCAGTCTTAACAAGACCTGCTCGGTCCAACAAATCTTTAGCTGCAGACATCTTCTCTTTCAAGCCAAGCTCTGTGGGATCATCAATGGCACCAATCATAGCCATAGCAGCCTTTGGTGCTGTCATAGCAATATAGAGTTGTGTTGCTTCAATGATTTCTTCTTTGAGATAGTTGGTAAGCTGACGACGACTATAGCCATCAGAGAACCCTGCCATCTTCATAGCTTGATTGATGTTGCCTTGTGCATCAGCAAACAACACCTCAAGAAATCGCTTATGTTGTTCTGTTAGTTCTTTAGCCATTATCCACCATTCATAGGATCAAAATATTCTTCAACACTTACAGTGGCATCCATTGTTGATCCAGCTTCCGGTGTAATCACCATAGTGTCACCAGCACTCAATGCCAAATAACTACCATCAAGCTTCAAAAAGCTATAAGAAGAAACGGTATAGCCACCAACAATGTAATAGCTGGTACCTAAACTTTCGTCATGCCATTTGATACTGACAGTTTTATTACCACTGGTTGTATTAGCAACAAATAGCAATTCAACTTTGGCAGTGTGATTTGGCGGACAAGTGTAGATGGTATTGGCTACACCGGCTGTTAAGTTGGTGCCAATGCTGCGAATCTTGGCAGCTTTACCGTTACCCAGCGCCATTACTTCTTAGCCTTCACTTTAGCTTCAGACAAAGCAATTGCAATGGCCTGCTTAGGACTCTTCACAACCTTACCGCCTTTACCGCTGTGAAGGCTCTTGTCCTTGAACTCACCCATCACTTTAGCAATTTTCGCTGTTTGTTTCTTTGTAGCCATGTCAACACTTCTTCTTAGCCATACCACCCTTGGCAAGCTTTGCAGGAGCCTTCATTGGCTGCTTAGCTGCAGCCTTCATTGGAGCCTTCTTAGCAACAGCGCCACCCTTGGCAAACTTAACACCAGCTTTCTCAGCAGCCTTCTGCTCAATCTCGTTAGCCTTGTCCAAATAGGTATTGCGAACATCTTGAGGCAACGTCTTGTCCTTTGCCATCTCACGATACTTTGCAACTTTTTCTGCTTCTGTAGCCATTTCAATTTTCCTTGTTAAAGAGAGACATATTGCCTCATACATTTAGTTATAGCACTTATTGCTACAACTCACCACTTCACCTTATCTGCCCAATATGCAGCAGACATCTTACCCTTTGCAATGTTACCGGCATGCCTAGCCTTAAACGCTTCATTGCGCTTACTACCATCTGGACTGCCTTTAACACCCTGCTGACCAAATCTAATCAACTTAACCTTGTCACCCTCTTTAGCCAACACAACATGACTCTTTGTTGGATGATCGGGTGTTGCTTTAGGTTTGTTATAGCCACTGAATTCTTCACTACCACGCTTTATCGCCATATCAATATCTCCACGTATTACGTCTATCTCGCCATCCATTAGCTCTCATGGCTTCTTCAACAACATCTAACGGGAAGTAATATCCTGTATGTTGTTCAACAGCACACCTTACATAATAAACATCTGAATGAGGAATGTGAACGTTGTCTAAATTGCCACGATGCAACGCTTTATATATTGTCGATACAACAGAATAGGGTGGTACTGACAACAAACCTTTAGCTTCTACTTCAGCTTTAGAAAGCAACAACTCACTCTTTCTAAGCAACAAATCAATAAGAGATTTTCTATTTGGTTTCATACTGTATAGTCTTTATAGCTGCCTATTGATATTGTGTAGGCTTGCTATAAAAGAGTATATCACTAAGTTACAACAAGAAGAAGAATAAAAGAAAGAAACAAAAAGAGAAACAAAAATGTTTATAGTCGAGATTGCTTTAGGGGTTATATAGACTGTATAGACTATATCTATATAGGTTGTTATTGTCTATATGGTTAATTGTTCTATAAGGACTCTATATTGCTATAGGGCTCTATAGAGCTATATCACTCCCCCTACCCCCTCATTGCCTATAGTTTTACCGTTATTGCCAATCTTGTCAATACTGTAATTGCATACAGTGTTGTAGCTTTGCAACACCTGTATGAGTGGTGAAGGCTTTAAAGGCTCTGTAGGGCGCTATCGCGTAGTGGAGCTACCTAGCCCTTGGTTGTCTGTGAAAACTCATTGTAGCGCTGTTTTGCTGTGTTGGTGGGGCAGCATTATAGGTGGTGTAGGTTGCTAGAATTGGTAGTGGTTAACAGACTAAAAAACCTGTTCTGTGGAAATGCGTGTATACAACTAGCGCGGGTACCCCCGGTGGCCCACGCCCACCCCCGCCTTAGGCACGTGCAGCGCAGGCGATCATGCATGCGTGTTTACAGCGCTGGGTAATACGCTTGTGTGTGTGTATTTTTACCGCATGATGCATATGTGTAATGAAATCAACACGTTAACGCATGTGAGAAACTGATTCGAAATCGGTTTCCGAATGATAAGTTGTTGAGAATGATTCTCATTTGCAGCCATACCGGGTACAATCGAAGGGCGGTATACGATAGAGATTTCCTATCGACCTACCCAGTCCATCGAAGATCACCCACGCGAGACAGCCAACAAAGCCCCTACAATCGACAAGGTTAAATAGCCCTACAGTTGACAGGGCTTTTGCAAGGTCGCTACAATTGAGGCCAGACAGCAGCGGTGCTGTCACAACTTACCGAAGGTAAACATCATGCAAAACATCACTCTGCGAAACGTCAAACCCGGTGACTACGTCAAACGGAAAGCCGATGCCGCCAAGGTGTACATCAAAGGTGCATACGACAAGACGACGAAGTCGTTTGAGCTGAAGGATGTCGAAGACATTTGCCGTTGCATCTACGTCAAGGCCGACAAAGTCGTCGTCGTCGGTTTCACTTACTGAAAGTAAACAATGCAAAACGTCAACATCACCATCGACAAAGCTTTAGCTTATGAGCTTGAAATCATCATCCGTGACCGAATTCAAGCTTTGCTTGCTGAGCAAAAAGCGACAGACAGTTTCACTGTCAATGCCATCATCGGTCGTCAATTGCAACGTAGCTATGCGTTGCATAATGCCGTGATGCTCACAATCGATACAGACATTGCGTATTGAAGCAGAGCTTTTGAAAGACCCTGCACTTGACAGGGTTTTTCGAAGGTCTGTATAATTGAGGCCATGCAGCGATTTTGCTGCGACACTTACCGAAGGTAAACATCATGATTTATGCATTCATTTCCCTCACATCAGCCGCCATTGCTTTGTACATGGTGCAAGACGAAATCGCTTTGATGCTCAAAAAAGCCTTTGGCTTTGCTGTCATCGGTCAAGGCTTTGCCAAGCGTCATTACACCTTCACATTCAGCGAAGCTGTGACATGGGCTGCATGCTATGACGTTGCAACTGTGTACCGCCGTGGCAACTTCGTTGCGTTGAAGGCTTCGAAATAACCCTTCGCTTGACTTGGTTATTTGACTTGACGTACAATTGAAAGCATCGACGGCGATGGTCGCTGTCACTTACCGAAGGTAAACAACATGAGCAAACCAACCGGATACGTAGTATATGAAGGCCCATCGCTGATCGATGGCAGCCCAATTGTCGCCATCGCCTTGACGAAGTCAAGCAATACCAAGACAGCCGACATGGTGCAGACATACATCATCCGTAGCGATATGGACCCACGTGATGCATCCAAAACCGGTGCTGACAGGGCTATTTGTGGCGATTGTCCACACCGTGGCACTGCCACCGATGACCCTACAGCGAAGCTGGCAAAGAATCGTTCATGCTATGTCGTCATTGGTCAAGGCCCGGTCATTGTTTACAAAGGCTTTGTCGCTGGCAAATATCCTAAGGCTGAAAGCCTTGCCGCTGTCGGTAAGGGTCGTATGGTGAGAATCGGCACCTACGGTGATGGTGCTGCAGTGCCTGCATCGGTCTGGAATGAGCTACTCAGCGAAGCTGAAGGTCACACCGGTTACAGTCACCAAGCTAACACCGAAGGTGCTGCATTCGATGCATCGCTTTACATGGAAAGCGTGGAGTCTGTCGCTGCAGCTTCGCTGTCTTGGTCAGTCGGTCGTCGTACATTCCGCATTGTCACTAGCGTCAATGACGTAGTCAAGGGTAGCGAGATTGTGTGTCCTGCTACACCAGAAGGCGGTGCGAAGACGACATGCGAACAGTGCGGATTGTGTGCTGGTACCAGCGTGAAAGCCAAGTCGATTGCTGTTGTGGCACATGGCACTGGTGCTAAGTACATCAGTGCATAATGCATGAGGGTTGTAGCAATACAGCCCCCTTCACAAAGCCCCTACAAAATGGTCAGGTATTGCTTGACAGGGTTTTGTAAAGGTCTGCATAATTGAGGCCATCGATGCATCGGCATCACCAAATTGTTCTTTAAAAAGCAAGCGTGATATCAGTATGGATGCAACATGTACAACAAAACATGTTGCCGCCTGAAATAGATCAGCGTGATTGTAAGCACGTAACGTCTTACACTGCTCATAGCACATGAGGATGATAATGTGCATAGGAATCACATCGTGGCGTTGGGGTCGGCGCTAGACGATGTGGCTTTCATAAGCCTTGTGACACAGTGTTACAGGGTTTATATCAAGCCAACCTTCCTGAAAGGAAACACACATGAAAGTATTCGTCTACTTCAACCTGCATAAGAAATGCTTTAGCATTAAAGCTCTTGAGGGTGCGATGAAAGGTCGTGTCATTGCACATCGTGACCAAGCTTTGCTTTTCGATGCCAAGTTCAAGGTGTCTGAGGCGGGTCGTCAGCGTGTCTTGAAAGAGCAACGCAAGAATGTCCATGCCGGTGTTGTCGGTGACTGGACTGACAGTAGCAGTGACAACGTCACCATCGACATGGTCGCCACCAATGGCTCTGCCATCACCTACAACCCATACAAGTACAGCACATTTGTGCATCGTCACGGTGAGCATCCTGTCGGTCTTGCCCGTCTTGTGGCACTGACAACAAACGACAGTAGTCGCCCTAGCATCAACGTCTGGAACTAATATGAAAACATCAGAACTGACAGGAGCCGCCCTTGATTGGGCAGTGGCGAAGTGTGAGCACACCATCAAGCGTCACAAATACGGCTCCCCATGCTTCAACCCTAACACCAAGCGTATCTATGAAACGGAGGGACTCCAACAAATCGGCGTCAACTTTGCACCCTCAACAGACTGGGCACAAGGCGGACCGATCATTGAGCGGGAGAGGATAACCATCGATTCAGACTTAACCATATGGTGCGCAAGCTGCGACAGCAATCAAAGTGCAATGTGTTACGGCCCCACACCCCTGATCGCCGCTATGCGCTGCTATGTCGCATCCAAGCTGGGTGACACAGTAGATGTACCGTCTAATCTAATGTGACAGCGCTTTGTAATGCTATTGCATCAGTAGCATTACTGACTCGCTGTTGAGTTGTTGGACTAACGTCCTTCTCCGTAGGAAAACAAAATGAATTGCTACGAATGTAAACATCGTCGTGATCTTCCCGGAAACTGTCACTCTCGCTGTGCTAATGGCGAAGCTGAAGTTGTAGGCAATGCACACGGTGTACGTAATGGGTGGTTCTTCTGGCCCATCAACTTTGATCCTGTCTGGTTGCAGAATTGCACAGGCTTTGAGAAGAAAGAACAAGCATGAGCAAAACATTCACCATCATCGTCTACGCTGACCCCGGTCATGCTTGGGGAAAGGTTAAGAAGTCTGTGCTGATCAACCTCGGCATTGCCGACAAGATTAGCCGCTACAGCTACCAGCGTGGCGACTATGCCTATCTCGAAGAAGACTGTGACCTGACCACCTTGTGCATGGCACTGAACGAACGAGACACCCGAGTCAAGTTTGTTGAGAAGCACACCGACCGAGATAGCCGTATACGTAGCTATATTCGATATGAATACGGCTACAAGGGAGAGCAAAATGACATGGCCGTTTCCGGCATTTCCTAATCCACTCGACACCGGACGGAAACGTCCACCGTTCAACCCCAACAACCATGAGGATGCACCGTTATGACAAAGAACAACCGGAGCGCAGTGACAAGAAGCAACGCGACAATTGCAGATGTGTTGCACTTGGCTGCTGACAAATACCTTGCCGCTGACAATCATCACTACGACACGAGCCCCTGTGCTGTTCGATATAGCTGCGTTGCTGTGTGTAATGCCGCTGTTGCTTTGAAAGTACCGCTCAGTACTGTATTTCAAGGGTTAAGAGCGATGGGTTGTGACACCACATCAAGTCAGCTGTTCAAGGTATGCGTTACATGTGGCTCAAATGGGCAGCACTGATGGCTGAAGAGCAGGGTGTGTGAATGAGAGTGGTTGTCGCTGTCGTGCTGCTCTTGTCTGCTACATCATGCACTCACAAAGCACCGCCATCGACAGCACAGGCAACGCAGTTTATGTGTATGCTCAAGAACATCTATCACGAAGCACGTGGTGAAGGTGTTGAAGGTATGCAGTCTGTGGCACTGGTCACCCTGAACAGGGCTGCTCAGCAAAACAAAACAGTGTGTGATGTTGTGTACCAGCGTAAGCAATTTAGCTGGGCTAACACAGCGAAGGGTCGTGACAAGCCGCTCAGCGGCAACATCAACGATGCTTATGCTGTAGCGTCAGCCGCTATGACAGGCACCTTGCATGACTTCACCGGTGGTGCCACCCACTACCACACCACAAAGGTTAAGCCGGTGTGGCGCAAAGCACTGGACAAAGTTGTTGTCATAAACAACCACATTTTTTACAAAGGAAAATCAAATGAACGATGAAGCAACTCCAGAGAAAACAACACGTAGTCGTGGTCGTCCTGCCTATGCTGAGAAGGCACCACGTGAATTGCGAGACGACTTCGCCCTTGAACTTATGAAGGGTGTGTTGTCCAGTGGTGCAGAAGTATCGGATGCTGCGGCGCTGAGTCGCTACTGCTACAAGATTGCTGATGCCTTGTGCAAGATCAGAGATGAGTGACACGTCTCGTGACATTGCCTACATGGTAGGTAAGGCACACGGTATGAGAGGACAGATCAACCATGCTTACATCTTCTCTCCCGTTGGTTGTCATGAGTACAACCGATACAACAAAGGCTATGCAGACGGTGTAGCCTCGACACAGAAAGACATTGAACATGATAAACGAATTCGATCTAGCCGACTACGAACAGCTGCCACTGCGTGAGTTGTACAAGACCAAGCCACGTAGCTACATCAAGCTGCCGTGGATGGAAGGCACAGGCATTGATGAGGTCATCTTCTTTGATCACATCGACGGTATGTACAGCTATTGCCTGAACATGAACAATGAGTTGTTGCACATCAGCGCAACAGCACAGGTAATTCCACTTGTGAAGAAAGCAAAGCCCGACTAATTTGTTGGGTTTTTATTTGACAACACCTTTCAAAAGCCTTTACACTGAAGGCCCATCTCGGCAATGTTGCCACAACTCTCTCGCTAAGGAAACACAATGGCTCACGTTATCTTCTCTCGCAACGCTGACAACTCCATCCTGACACCCGAACAGATTCAACATCGTGCTCCTGCCGTGTTCAGCACAACCAAAGCTGAGCGCTTGTCAGATCGTTACGTATCCCTCACAACCAGCGATGTGCTGCCCATCATGGCGGACTATGGCTACTTCCCAACACAGGCTGCACAAAAGCGTAGTCGCAAAGCTTCACCGGAACACACTGCCCACATGCTTGCTTTCAGCAGTGCTCATGACATTGCAGAGACTGGTGATGTTCGTCCTGAAATCATCTTGTACAACTCTCACGATGGCACAGGCTCTGTGAAGTTGTTCGCTGGTCTGTTCCGTTTCATCTGCTCTAACGGCATCGTGGCAGGTGATGGTTTCCAGTCTCGCATCTATCACAGCAAAGCATTGAACGGCTTCGAAGAGATGTTGCGTACCACTACAGCCACCCTGCCCCTGTTGATGGATCGCATTGAGAAGATGCGTGGTCTTACCCTGACCACTGGTGAGGCACACGACATGGCAATTGCTGGTGTAGCTACTCGTTGGGCTGACTACACAGGTCAAACCAAGGGTGCTTATGCTGTTGCACAGACCGTCAAGGATGTGATGAATGTCCGCCGTGTTGGTGACGAAGGCTACGATGCTTGGACCGTGTTCAATCGCATTCAAGAAGGTGTCATTCGTGGCAATGCCATGATCAGGTCAATCACCGAGACACATCCTGAGGGTGTGATGCGTAAGGCTCGACCAGTCAACTCGATCAAGGAACACCAGCGCATCAACACTGCCTTGTGGAATATTGCTGACGAGATGGTGACAGCATGAAGCATCTTGCACTACTCGTCATCATGTCGTTGATCATGTACTTCTCATGGTCATACCTGCCGAGCAAAGACAAGAAGGCAACCAAGCGCTTCTTGTCAGAGCACCTACCTGTGGTAGCGTTCATCATCACCACCATCCTTGTTGTGCTGGTGGTTCAACTCAACCTTGTTTCGATTGCAATTTTATGAAAAAACTTATTCTCGCTTCTCTTGTTGCTAGCCTTGCTGCCTGTACACAAATTGATACTGGCAACGTAGGTGTTGAATCTACGATGGGTCAGGTCAAAGACCAGACATTGTCACCCGGCACCTACTTCACGCTGTTCAAGAAAGTCATTGAAGTTTCAGGCAAAGAGCTGCCGCTACAACTGAATGACATGAAGCCACAGACCAGTGACAAAATTACACTGGCTGACATGGACGTTGACATCTACCTGCAGATTGATGCGTCGAAGGCACCTGCCATCCTGACTCGTTGGCCCGGTGATCGTTCTGAGGTGAAGGGTGAAGACGCTGAGCGTGTCGGTTTCAACTACGCCACTCGTCAAGCCCGTGAGGTTATCTACAACGCTGTATCCAAACGAGGTAGCGCCACTGTCCACACTGAGCGCAACGAAATCTCTGCTGACATTGTGAAGATGTTGCAGGCTGAGTTGGATGCAAGCGCTAAGGGTTGGTTCTTTGTTCGCTCTGCTAACGTTCGTAACCTCGTGACAGATCCTGCACTGGAAGCGTCCATCAAAGAAGCTGCCAATCGCAACTTCCAAATTGCTGCAAAGCAAAAAGAAGTGGAGCTTGCTAAGGCTGAGGCTGAACGCAATCGTGTTGAAGCACAAGGTATTGCTGATGCCATCCGCATCAAGGCACAGGCCATCTCTGCACAGGGTGGTAAAGAGTACGTTGAGCTTGAGGCGATCAAGAAGTGGGACGGTAAGCTGCCCACTACAAATGCTGGCGGTGTGACACCGTTCATCCACGTTAAATGATTTGTTGAATGGCCTTGACCGCTATGGGGTTCTTCTGGTTAGACAATCGGTGACAGCATGGAGAGACATGCACTTGTTACGTTAGCTCAGTGGTAGAGCAGGCGGCTCATAATCGCTTGGTCATTGGTTCGAATCCAGTACGTAACACCAATCAACACACTCAGCACAGGAAATGTTAATGAATAAAGACAACGCTATCGGTATGTTCATGGGTCTGTTCATCGGTGATGCACTCGGTGCCCCACTGGAATTCACTGAGCCAAACACTGGCTCTCCACTCAAGGATATGATCGGTGGCGGTGTTCATGAAACATCACCGGGTGAATGGACAGACGATGGTGCTATGGCAATGGCTATTGCTGACAGCTACCTTGCTTACAAACGCTTTGCTCCCGGCATCATTGCACAGAACTTCAAACAGTGGAGAAACAATGGAACTTTCGGTACTCGCAATTATTGTTTTGATATTGGAACTACTACTGCTGAAGCGCTGAGTGCATCGTCCAACAAGCGTCCCTATGGTGGCTCTTGTGCTCTCATGACAGACGGTAACGGTGCGATCATGAGAATGGCTCCACACATCCTGTTCAACCACAACAACAAGACGATGGCGATTGCTGAGTCTGTTGCTGGTGGGCTCATCACTCACGGCACTGGTAAGTGTGTTGTCTACAGTGCTGCACTGGCTGAAGAGTTGTTCGATGGTGCTGTCGTAGGCAACCAAGACCTGTTCGACAAAGGCATCAAGGAAGAAAGCGGCACAGTGATGGGATGTTATGCATCGGCGTGGCAATCTGTCGCAGCAACATCGTCCTTCGAAGACGCTCTCATTCACGCTGTCAACAAGGGCGGTGACGCTGATACAGTTGGTGCTGTGACAGGTATGATTGCTGGTCGTATCTATGGGTACAACAGCATTCCTCAACGCTGGCTTGATGCTTTGATGCAGCACGATGTGTTGTTCAGCACAGCCAACAAACTCTATGACATGGGTAACGTATGACAAATAACATTGTTCCTTTCAAGGAGCACGATCCTAAGTGTAGCTTTTGTGGCACACCAAAGAGCGTAGCTAAGCAATTCTTTGCAGGCACTTCTGGTAAATATATCTGTGGTGTCTGTGTTGTTCAATGCAAGAAACGATTGGGTGAACATGACACACAATATTCGTAATGAGTTGTATGCTCTGCTTAAACATAAGCCATACACAACAGGCCAGTTGCGTGAAGCAACATCGTATTCGACTGATCAAGTTAAGTATTACCTGAAGACTCTTGCGAAAGACAATCTCATCAAGAAGATGGGTAAGGTTTCTCGTCATGGTCGTGGTGCTGCCACTGAAAATAAGTGGTGCTTGATTGGCTATTCTGAAAATTTTGTAATGAAGATTGAAACAAAGTACAAATCTGTATGGCGTGGTCCTGTACCTTGGGAGGTAGTATGAGAGACACCATAGACATGGCTCGTGAGGTCGGGCTATTGGATGGACGCGATGACTGGAGCAGCGTACCGGAAGAATACATGACCTGCATTAAAGATTTTGAAGCCCTTGTTCGTGCTGATGAGCGCAACCGCACATGGACGCAAGAACACTGGACTGAATACGAACAAGCCATTGTGCAAGCTGAACGTGAGGCGTGTGCAAAGGTGTGTGATATGTATGCGAAAAACAGCAGCCATCCTATGAATTTCGCTGAAAACTGCGCCGAAGTAATTCGAGAAATTGGAGAAACCAAATGACCAAAGACGAAGCATTGAAGCTGGCACTGGAGGCGTTGTTGCGAGTAAAGGAGGAGTTCAGCATCCACCAAATGGACACAGCCATCACCGCCATTAAGCAAGCCCTTGCAGCACCTGTGCAGGAGCCTGTAGCGTGGATCATCTGGACGCATGGCCCTGTTCTGGTGTTTATGAACAAAGACGAGGCAATGCTGGAGTTTGAGCGATTAAACATGACATATCCTGAGAAGTCACGCAAGCTAAAACCCCTCTACACCACCCCACCCAACGTGGCTACACCACTGGCAGCACAGCCAGCACCTGTGCAGGAGCCTGTGGCGTGGGTTAATCGAATGACGATTGATAGCACCAATGAATTGAGCCCACCCGCAGCAAAGCGGCAATGGGTTGGGATTTCAATGGATGACATCGTAGCCGCCGTAATACAACATGGCGACTCAATCCGCTTTGAGCATGACTTTGCCCGAGCCATCGAAGCCAAACTCAAGGAGAAGAACAATGGATAAAGACGAAGCATTGAAGCAGGCGCTAAAGTTTGTAGAGGCAAATCACTTTGGAGGTCAAGATGCGTTTGAGCTAATCACCGCCATCAAGCAAGCCCTTGCAGCACCTGTGCAGGAACCTGTGGCAACTGTTCGTACATGGCACATGAACGGCGATCGACATGCCGAGCTGGGGGATTGGGAGCTTGGGTTGTTTAAGCTGCCAGACGGAGAGCACACGCTCTACACCACCCCACCCGCACAGCCAGCGCCTGTGCAAGAAGACTGGGGGCCGGGGCCGCATGAGTATCACAGCCTGCCACCCGCAGCACCTGTGCAGGATGTTGACTGGAAAGATATGTACGAGAAGGAAAAGCGGCGCAGTGAAATGTGGGTGGCGAAGTACGAGAAAGACATTGGTCCGCTTGAGTATGCAGTGCCAGTTGCAGCACCTGTGCAGGAGCCTGTGGCGTGGATTCCAATCACCGAATGGCGCTGGAACAACAACGCAGGAACTTGGGAAGGACTGACCAACACCACCCCACCCGCAGCACAGCGGCAATGGGTTGGGCTTAGTGATTTCAACATAGACGAACTCGAAAATGAATACATGAAATCGGCACAGACGGCGCATCAGTTTTTGAGAGCCATCGAAGCCAAACTCAAGGAGAAGAACACATGAAACTTGCACGATACATGCAGCTTGTTGACAGGGCTGGTGTCGTGTCCTATCGATACAACCCACCCGCCGATGCCATTGAAGCAGGCATTGTTAAGCGTGTCACACTTGGTCCTAACCTGTGTGATGCCGTCAACTTTTGCAACACAGAGAATGAAAAGCTTGATGAGTGGCGAAGAGAACATCGCTATCTCAAAAACTTGTCTGAGAAATCTACAATCGAAGACCTGTATAAAAGCTACATCAATAGCCTTGACTATAACAAGCTGTCTGACAAAAGCAAATACGACTACCCCTACTACGTGAAAGGGTGGTTCGCTGGTAAGACAGCCGGTGCAACGCTATTGAAGACACGACTGTGTGACTTGTCTGCACCAATATGTCAGCGCTTGTATGATGGCTTTGCTGCGCATAGTGTAAGCCTTGCCAACCACACACTTGCTGTGTACAAGCTGATGCTAAGCTATGCCATTCGCAATGGCTTCACTACATTCAATCCGTTCAAGGCGGTGAAGACACAGGCTGTGAAGAGTAGACGAGTAGTGTGGGAGCGTGAACACATCAAGGCTTTCATGTCTGTGGCGTTCAGCAACTATGCAACCCGTAGCTTGGGACTCATTATCTACACTGCCTATTGTGCAGCACAGCGCTTAGGTGATATGCGTATGCTGACATGGAGCAGCTACGACATTAACACTGGTGTGCTGCAGTTGGAGCAAAGCAAGCGACGAGCTAGGGTGTCAGTGCCACTGCCGCAAGACCTGCAGCAAATGTTGAAGCAACAACACGACGAACTTGGTTGGCAACAATACATGTTCCCCTTGCCTGAGAAGATGAAACCGTATACACTGACGGGCTTGGCTAAGGCTGGTCGTGCTTTGATGGAACAAGCAGGTCTTCCTGAAGAGTTGCAGCTGATGGATCTACGCAGGACAGCAGTGACTGAGATGGTATCTGTTGGTGTACCTGTACCCAACATCATGTCTTTGACAGGACATGCCACACCACAAAGCTTGGTGCCATATATGAAACACACACTAAAGAGTGCAACAGTTGCACAAGAAATGAGAGGAATGATGTGATGCATAAGAAAGACAGAAACGTATTGATTGTTTTTGCTGGTGCTAACGTTGTTGTCTATTTGTTTGGTTCATTCATTCAATGGGACATCAACCCCGGTAACTGGAACGCTATTGATAGAGGTACAACCGCAGCTATCGGAGCACTCTTCGGACTGTTCTTAGCCGGTGGAGTGGCAGCAACATGAAAGAAACATTCTCAGTACAACATGTCGTCAGTAATCTGCAAAAAAACACTGATCAAGTTCGTATTAAATACCTCGTGCGTGATCAAATTGCAAAAGAACTGGCACGGCATATTGCCGACTGCACAATCAAAGAAGAGGTCGGTGACTTTTCCACGACATACTCTTGTCGTGTGATTGTTGCTGACGTTGATGATTTCTATAGGCTCGTCGAAAGAGCAGCATTAGACATTTCACGCCGCATGTCACCACTACAAATTGGAGAAACAAAATGACAACCGCAAAACTTATTTGGGCAACACCTGATGCTGACAAACACATCGGCTATTGCGCCCGTGTCAGCAACCCTGCTAACCAAGACAATCCCAACGTGGCAGGACTGCTCAGCTACTGCGCTCGTAACGCACACTGGTCTGTATTTGAAATGGCAAGTGCATGTATTGAAGTGTCCACCACCCGCGATATTGCACGACAACTCTTGCGTCATCGCAGCTTCAGCTTCCAAGAATTTAGCCAGCGCTATGCTGACGCTACACAGCTTGGTGAATTCGCTATTCGAGAATGCCGAATGCAGGACAACAAGAATCGTCAGAACTCTTTAGCAACAGACGACTCTGCCCTCATCGTTTGGTGGGACGCAGTACAAGCTAGGATGATTGACGAGACTCAGTTCCTGTATAGTGAAGCGCTCAAGCGTGGCATTGCCAAAGAACAGGCTCGTGCTCTGTTGCCTGAAGGACTGACACCATCTAAGCTGTACATCACTGGTACTGTGCGTAGCTGGATTACTTATCTGCAAGCACGACTCGATGTAGCTACACAAAAGGAACATCGACAAGTTGCACAGGATGTGTTGGTGGTGTTGCGTGATGTTGCACCAGTTACCATGTCTGCTTTCTTTGAGGAACAATCGTGACCTGCAATTGCCACCCCTCTTCTCCATTCCATTGGAAAGAAAATATTCGACCATCCATCTTTGCCGATGATCCTGCCTTCAAGGCAAAGACCAACAGCGCTTTGACGAGTGGACAAATCATGACTGAGGTTGTGAAAAAGAAACGAGCAGAGAATGCAAATCATGGCACAATCTACGGTTTGGTTAAAGAACGAGAGGACGCTGTGATCAGATCAAAACTCTTTCACATCTATAGCAAGGCTGGAGCCTGATGACATTCATCAAAACCCATGTGTCATGTCCTGCTTGTGGCAGCAGTGATGGCGCATCAATCAACGCAGACGGTAGCACCTATTGCTTTGTCTGCTCAACACTCACCCCCGGTACAGAAGGAATCATTGTGGTTGAACCTATCACTCCCGCAGCTGTAGACAACAGCTTCATCAAAGCTTTCAGTACAGGCAACTCAGTGTCTGTGTCAGAAAGACGCATCACCAAAACAACAATGGAGAAGTATGGCGTTGTTCGTGACAACGGGAAATACTACTTCCCCTATTACGACAAAGACTCTGTGCTGGTGGCAGCAAAGGTCAGACCTGTTGATCGCAAAGACTTCAGCGCTGTCGGTAGCTGGAAAGCTGCAACGCTGTTCGGTCAAAACCTCTATCCCTCTGGTGGTAAATACTTGACCATCACCGAAGGCGAGTTCGACGCACTGGCTGCATTCCAAATGACAGGATCTAAATGGCCTGTTGTATCCATTCGTAATGGTGCGGCTTCTGCATTGAAAGATTGCAAGGCCAACTACGAATACATCAACAGCTTTGAAACTGTTGTTGTTTGTTTTGATGGCGATGAACCCGGCATCAAGGCTGCAAAGGAAGTGGCTGAGTTGTTTGGTAGCAAGTGCAAGATCTTCAAACCCATGCCTGACATGAAGGATGCATGTGACTGGTTGTCAGCAAGCAAGGAAGCACAGTTTGTTGATCGCTGGTGGAGGGCTGAACAGTTTGTACCAGACGGCATCGTCTCTGGTAGTTCGCTGTGGGACTTGGTTGCTGAGCCAATGGCACCTGCAGATTGCAAGTATCCGTGGGAAGGTTTGAATGAACTGACCTATGGCATTCGACTTGGTGAACTTGTCACTGTCACAGCAGGCTCAGGTTTGGGCAAGTCACAGGTGTTGCGTGAGTTGGTGTGGCATCTGATTCAGAACACACAGGACAACATTGGCTTGATGTTCTTGGAAGAGAGTGTTCGTAAGACTGCGCTGTCCATGATGTCGCTTGCTGCCAATGCGCCGCTGCATTTGCCTGATGCCACATTGTCTGATGAAGAACGCAAGAACGCTTTCGATGCAACGCTTGGCACTGGTCGCCTGTACCTGTTCGACCACTTCGGAAGCACGAGCATTGAGAACATCGTCAACCGTGTTCGTTATCTGGCAAAGGGTATGTCGTGCAAGTATGTCTTCCTCGACCACTTGTCCATCATCATCTCTAGCCAAGAGAGCGGTGATGAACGCAAAGCCTTGGACGAAGTGATGACGAAGCTGCGAATGCTGGTGCAAGAAACCAACATTGCTCTCATCTTGGTCAGCCACTTGAAGCGACCATCTGATAAGGGTCATGAGGAAGGTGCAGCCACATCGTTGGCACAGCTTCGCGGCTCAGCATCAATTGCACAGCTTAGCGACATGGTGCTTGGATTGGAGCGTAATGGTCAAGCCGAAGATCCAATTGAGCGCAACACCACACACGTTCGTGTTCTGAAGAACCGATACGCTGGTGTCACTGGTCCTGCTTGTCACTTGCTGTACAACAAAGAGACAGGTAGAATGTTTGAAGTTGAAGTGGAACAGGATGTATTATGAAAGTAAATATTGGACCCTATCCGGATGATGACACCCCTCGTCAAGTTGAAATCACCATCGACCCCTACGATTCATGGAACATGGATCATACGTTAGCTTTGCTGATTGTGCCGATGCTCAAGCAATTGAAGGTCACAAAGCATGGTGCGCCATTGATTGCTGACGAGTATGTGCCAGAGCATCTTCGCTCTACAGCAGCACCACTTAAAGAGAATGAGTGGTACACTGACAACAATCATTTCAAACGATGGGACTATGTACTTGATGAAATGATTTGGGCAATGGAACAGATCGTTAGTGATAACGGTGAAGACCAATTCTTTGATCACTCTGAGGTCAATGAAGAAGTTGACATCTTTGAGCAGCTTGCACAAATCAAGTGTGACTACCCTGCGTTGGAAGCACACCGCATGCGTGTTGCCAACGGCACTAAGCTGTTTGGTATTTTCTTTCAGAACCTTTGGGACTAACCATGAAAACCTACAAAGAACTTGAACGTGAAGCCTACATCAATGGTGACGTAGAGCTTGCTAAGCTTTATGCTAAGCTTGATGATCTGCAAAGACTTGGAGAGCATCGTTATGAGTGACGGTGGTAAAGGTCATACCCAGCGACCACGCTCTAAGGAATGGGACAACAACTATCGCACCATCTTTGGCGAAAGTAAACTTGAACGACGACTGAGAGAAGAAAAGGAACAGCAAGATGGATTACGTATGGGACATAGAAACTTACAAGACGGCCTTCACGTTCTCAGCGATCAGCGCTGATGAGTCACATGCTGTTTCGTTTGAATGCTCACATCGAAAGAATGAAGCCGACAAGCTGTTCAGTTTCCTTGACGAGCTGAAGCGTAAGAAGCACAGGATGGTGGGTTACAACAACATAGGCTTTGACTACCCTGTGTTGCATGATCTGCTGTCTGTGCGTGACAAAGCCCTCACTGTATCTGGTAAGGCTGTTGCTACTCGTGCATACAAGAAAGCTCAGTCGATCATTGGTAGCGACGACAGGTTTGGTCACATCATTCGTGATAACCAATGTTATGTGCAGCAAGTTGACTTGTTCAAGATCATGCACTTCGACAATCCCTCACGAGCCACATCATTGAAGGCGCTTGAGTTCAATATGAAAGCCGACAGTATTGTTGATCTGCCTTATGATCCACACAGTGATTTGACGGACGATGAAGTGGATGTGTTGCTTGTGTACAACATGCACGATGTGAAGATGACCTTGTTATTCTACAAAGAATGCCTGTCACAAATCACGTTCCGTGAAGAGTTGTCTGTGAAATACAACCGCAACTTCCTCAACCACAACGATACCAAGATTGGTAAAGACTACTTCATCATGCGCCTTGAAGAGGACATGCCGGGTAGTTGCTATCGTGTTGGTAAGAAGGGTGAGCGCCACCTCAACCAAACTAAACGTGATGTCATTCACATCAAGGACTGTCTGTTCAACTACTACGACTTCAAACGTCCCGAGTTCAAGCTTGTACTTGACTGGTTTGCTGCACAGTCTTTGACAGAAACAAAGGGCGCGTTGTCGGACATTGAAGAGCATGACCTCGGTGACTTAGCTGCCTATGCTGAGATGGTGACAAAGCGTCAGAAGTGGTTCAACAAGCCAAGCGATGATGTTGTTGCCTTGTTCAAAGAACAGCATCCAATGGGGTGGGTATCAGAGGAAGAGCTGAAGGCTAAGAAGAAGGGTGAGAAGCAGTATAGCTATTGGAAGAACTGGAGAGTTGCTACCAACTTGAACGTTGTGATCAATGGCTTTCGTTTCGACTTTGGCACTGGTGGCATTCACGGGTCTATCGAAAGCGCTGTTGTCAGTGACAGTGATACTCACATGATCGTTGACGCTGACGTTGCTTCGATGTATCCAAACATTGCCATTGCTAACCGTGTCTATCCCGAGCACTTGTCTGAGAAGTTCTGTGACATCTATCAGGATGTATACAATCAGCGCAAGAGCTACCCTAAAGGTAGTGCTGAGAATGCCATGCTGAAGCTAGCATTGAACGGTGTGTACGGTGATAGCAACAACCGGTACAGTCCCTTCTATGACCCTCAGTATACGATGTCAATCACCATCAACGGTCAGCTTAGTCTGTGTCTGTTGGCTGAGAAGCTAATGGATATTGAAGGCTTGTCCATTGTGCAGGTCAACACTGACGGTATCACTGTGAAGCTGCCACGCAGTAAGCACGATGATTACATCAACATTTGTGATGCTTGGCAGAGACAAGTTGGTTTGCAGCTTGAGTATGCTGAGTATTCCAAGATGATCATCCGTGATGTGAACAACTACATTGCTGTGTATACCAATGGTAAGGTGAAACGCAAGGGTGCGTATCAGTACGAAGACTTGGGTTGGCATCAAGATCAAGGTGGGCTCATCATTCCAAAAGCTGCTGAGGCTGCAATGCTTCACGGCATTCCTCTTGATGTATATGTCAAGGGTCATAAGAACATGTATGACTTTATGCTGCGTGTTAAAGTGCCACGCAGCAGTAAGCTTGTCATGGTTATGGCTGATGGCACCGAGGTTGTTCAACAGAATATGTGCAGGTTCTATGCATGCAATGCCGGTGGTAGCCTTGTCAAAGTGATGCCACCTCTGAAGGAAGAAGCTGAGCCACGCCGTATAGGTATTGGTGAAGGCTACGGTATGTGGACATGCAACGATATCAATGACTTCACATGGAAAGATCTTGATCATCAATACTACATTGACGCTGCTGCAAAGCTAGTGATACAATGACGCTATGCAGGAAGCTGACCCCTGTTAAATTGGTCAGCATTAAACCGAAGGAAACTCAAATGAGTGATAAGTTGAAAATCAAAGCTGATGTGTATTGGGCACAAATCAATCGTAAGAATGAGATGGCTGATGCGTACACCATTGATCTGTGTAATCTGTCTGACAAAGCTGTAGCGGCACTGGAAGACATGGGTATCTCTGTTCAGGAGAATGCCGAAAATAAACCAGAGCAAGGTAAGTACATTACTTGCAAGTCTCAGAAACCAATCAAGGCGTTTGATACTGATGGCATCGACATTGTCGAAGACATTGGTAACGGCAGCAAAGCTGTCTGTCTGGTTGGTGCTTATAGCTGGACCTACAAGAATAAGAAAGGCGTTAGCCCTTCACTTGCTAAGTTGGTCATCACCGACTTGGTTGCGTATGGTAGTGATAGCAACATCTCTGCTGACGACGAAGACGTTCTGTAATACAACAAAGGAAACATTATGCAAATTAAACTAGACCTCCATCTCGATACAGTCAATGCTTGCTTGACCGCTCTTGGCAAATTGCCTTATGAGTTTGCTGCACAACACATCAATGTTATTCAGCAACAGGCAGCACCTCAGTTTGATGCTGCACAGGCTGCTGCTAAAGCTGAAGCTACAGAGTCTGCTGGCTTGAGTGACTGATGAAAGCATTGCTTGACTCAGACATACTGGGTTATCGCATAGCTTTTGCATGTAAGGATGAAGATGAGAAGATTGCCAAGTATCGCTTGGATAGTTACATCACCGACATCCTTATGTGTGGAGTAGACAACGCCTACCCCGGTTGCTTTGTAGATCGTTGGCAATTGTTTCTCACTGGTAAAGGAAACTTCCGTGAGGCAATTGCGACAACAGCGGTCTACAAGGGAAACAGGGTGGCTCCTAAGCCTGAACATCTGCCTGCATTACGTGAGCATATGATTAAGGAATGGGACGCTGTTGTCGCTGAAGGACAAGAAGCAGATGACGCAATTGCCATTGAAGCTACAAAGCTTGGTGACGATTGCGTCATTGTTTCGTTGGACAAAGACTTAGATCAGGTTGCGGGATATCACTACAACTTTGTCAAGAAAGAGTCCTACTACATCACCCCTGAAGAAGGGATGTTGAGGTTCTATATGCAGATACTCACTGGTGACACTGCAGATAACATCATTGGATTGCACGGCACAGGAAACGTGAAGGCACGAAAAATGTTGACTGATGCTGTTGATGAAGCTGAGTTGTATCACCGTTGTGTACTTGCCTATGATGGTAACGAAGACAGGGTAATTGAGAATGCCCGTCTACTTTTTTTACGAAGACACGAAGGACAAACATGGCAACCCCCTTTAACCCAAACGATGTCGCTGTAGTGTTGCGACCAGTCATCAAAGACGGTACATGTAATGGTGACTTTGAATTGATGGTCAGTGTTGTTGGACCAATCACACTGCCTCAAGAAGAAATCAGAACATTGGTTAGCATCGCTAGCTTGCTTGCGTCTGCCGTCCCTTTGATGGAAGAAAGCAAACCCTTCACAGAGTTGCTGATGAAGAAGTGTGAGGAGATCTATGAAGATGGTGGCTATGTGTTGATGAACGAAGTGGTTGTTGATCAGACAAAGACTGAAGCATTAACAGAGGACACCAAAACTGTTGGAGGCATTCAATGAAAACATGTAACACTTGCTTCAATGCTGGAAAGACACTAGATGGTTTTGAAAATCCTGTCTGTGTTAGCTGTGTTGAGTATAGTAAGTGGGTGTCGAGAGATGTGTTCAAGAACATTGACAACCACGGTGAGAACATGGCTGCTCGTCTGCAATATGATCCGCGAGATGTGGCTTTCACGGGAGTTGAACAGCGGCGCATCGACACAGGTGTAATTGCTGGTGCTACTGGCATCAAGTTCGATAGCGGCAAACCACAGTGGTCGTTGCTACCCTTCAAAGCTTTGCGAGAAGTGGTGGATGTGTTGACCTATGGCGCAAAGAAGTATGCGCCTGATAACTGGAAGAAGGTTCCTAATGCAAAACAACGATACATCGATGCGGGATTTAGACACTTCACTGCCTATGCTGGTGGTGAAAAGCTCGATAGTGAAACTGGTAAGAGTCATCTTGCTCACGCTATCTGTTGCCTGCTATACTTACTGGCCTTTGAGGTAGGAGAACATAATGACTAAAGTGGTTGTTACCTTTGAAGCCGAGATTGATGTTGATGATCTCGGTATTGAATACAACAATGAAGACTATCTGGTCGAAGCGATTAAAGAGCATATCAACTATGCGATGGATCGACTCGATGCTGATGTGACGTTCAGTAAGGTTGATGTGGAGGGTTGTGAATGAACATTATTGTTACTAATGCAGAGAACGGGTTTGTGGTGAATGTTAAGGAAAGCGATGACCTTAGCTATTACTATGTTGCCCTTGATGTTGGTGATGTGTGCGCCATTATTGAAACCGTCCTAACCAATCCAGACCCAATTGACTTGGGTCATCTTGCTTACGAAGCTGTACCACGTGACCGATAACACAAGGCGTAATACAAACAACAACGTAACACACGAGAGGTTACTAACTCTCGTCACTTACGATCCTAACACTGGTATATTCATGTGGAATAAAACACAAGGCTGTGCTGGTTCCATTGACAACAAAGGATATTGTCGAATCAGTATTGACTATGTGCGCTACAAAGCACATAGACTTGCTTGGTTTTATGTAACAAAGGAGTGGCCTAAAGGTCAGATTGATCACATTGATTGTGACAAACTGAATAACAAGTTTAGTAACCTAAGGGATGTTCCTCAGACCATTAACATGTACAACAAAAAGAAAGCACACAAGAATAACTCCTGTGGATTTTTAGGAGTTAGTGTTTCTGGTAATAGATATGTTGCACGGTTGAGGGTTCGTGATGAGCTACTATACTTGGGGACATTTGACACCCCATCTGAGGCGCATGTAACATACATGAAAGCAAAGAAGGAACACCTTGAAACGTAAATGGACCGATGCTGTTAGAAAATCATTCATCATATCTGCGTTACGCAATGCATCTAGGCGTTATCCTCCAAAGTTTGACGCGCTGAAGAATGCATTAGTTGGTAGAAAGGTGAATGCTAAAACAGGCAAATTAGCTTATCATTACGAGTGTGCAGCTTGTCACGGTCAGTTTGTAAGTGCGGATGTTCAAGTCGATCATACAAATCCTGTTGTTGATACAGCGACAGGATTTGTAGACTGGAACACCTACATTGACAGATTATTTTGTGATCAAGATAATTTGAAAACTCTATGCAAGCCTTGTCATAAAATCAAAACTGATCAAGAGAAACTTGAAAGGAAAAAGAAATGAGCTTCCTAAAATATCAACACCTCGAACGCTACGGCAACACCGAAGTGGAAGGCATTGAGGTTGGTACATGCTACATCTTTCCTAAGCTGGACGGTACCAATGGTAGTGTCTGGTGGGGTGATGGTGTCAAAGCAGGTAGTCGCAATCGTGAGCTTGCACTAGACAACGACAACGCTGGTTTCATGAACGCTATGGTGATTGATAAAGCCATCACTAGTTTTCTGAACAATGAACGCAACCTCATCCTCTACGGTGAATGGCTTGTGCCGCATACACTGAAGACCTACAACGATGATGCGTGGCGTAAGTTCTATGTGTTCGATGTCTTTGACCGCAAGAAAGAACGACTGCTTAGCTATGACGAATACTCAGCACCGCTCATTGCTGCTGGCATCAACGTCATTGCCCCCATTGCCATCATCAAGAACGGCAGCATAGACCACTTCACCGAGTGTCTGAGCAAGGCACACTACTTGGTGAAGGACGGTGAAGGCGCTGGTGAGGGTGTTGTCATCAAGAACTACGACTACAAGAACCGATATGGTCGTCAGACTTGGGCCAAGATTGTTGCCAACGAATTCAAAGCTAAACATCACCTTGCTATGGGTGCGCCCATCATTGGTGGTGAAATCATTGAAGAGAAGATTGCTGCTCGGTATGTGACGCAAGCATTGGTCGATAAGGTGCAGGCAAAGATCGTCAACGAAATGGATGGATGGTCGTCGAAGTATATTCCTCGTCTCATTCATACTGTATACTATGACGTAGTCACTGAAGAAACTTGGAACTTCATCAAGGAGTTTAAGAATCCAAAGGTTGACTTCAAGGTGTTGTCGCACTATGTGACAGCGAAGATTAAAGAACTGAAAAAGGAATTGTTCTAATGGGCTTTCTATCTGTACTCACTCTGTTGTTCATTGCTCTGAAGCTGATGAACTTCATCGATTGGTCGTGGTGGTGGGTAGTGTCACCAATGATTGTTGACGCAGTGATGATGATTACTGTGTTGTTTTCCATAGCTACTTACTACGTGAAAAAGAAATGAACATTGATGTCTATCAAGAAGAAGCAATGAAGCTTCGTTTGCCCACCGCAGACGCGATGTATGCTCTACTCAATCTTGCCGCCGAAACCGGTGAGACTTGTGGCAAGGCAGCAAAGCGTATCCGTGACGGTGGAGATGTTGACGTTTACAAACAAGACATGAAGAAAGAACTTGGTGACATCCTGTGGCAGGTTGCCGCAGTTGCTAAGGACAATGGATTGTCTATGTCTGAAATTTGTCAATCAAATCTGCAGAAGTTGTGGTCACGAAAACAACGTGACATGCTTCAAGGATCAGGCGACAATCGCTGATGTAAGATATAACTACCGTCCGCGTTTTTCCTCGGGAGCTTCGGCTCCCTTTTTCATCACTTAACAGAAAGTAAATATAAATGAGTAACACAATCATTCCTTGGTCAACCATTGGTTACATTACTTATAAGCGTACATATTCTCGACGCTTTGATGACAGCCAATTGAACGGTCCAACTGAGGAGTTCGAAGACACAATCAATCGTGTCATTGCCGCCTCTAATGAGCAGCTTGGTTGCGGCTTCACCGAAGAGGAGCAAGCAAAGCTTCGCAACTACATGTTGCAGCTGAAAGGTACTGTTGCTGGTCGATTCTTGTGGCAGCTTGGTACACCCACCGTTGACCGTTTGGGTCTGTCTAGTCTGCAAAACTGCGCCTTCACTGTGGTGGATAAACCAGTTGAGCCATTCACATGGGCTATGGATTTGTTGATGCTAGGTAGCGGTGTAGGCTATAACATCCAGAATGAAAACGTTAGAAAAATTCCTCCAGTCAATCCTAATTTTGTACGTCCTACTCGTAGCGACAATGCTGACGCTGATTTTATTGTTCCCGATAGCCGTGAGGGCTGGGTTAAGCTACTCGGTAAAACGCTTAAAGCGGCGCTGTTGAGCGATACAAGCAAGACCGCCACCTTCACCTACAGCACACAGCTGATTCGCGGCAAGGGTGCTGCAATCAAAGGCTTTGGTGGTGTTGCATCTGGTCCCGAAGATCTGTGTGACGGCATCAACAAAATCTCCACTGTGCTGGAGAAACGAGCAGGCAAACAACTGCGCCCAATCGATTGCCTTGACATCATGAACATCATCGGCTCTATTGTTGTTGCCGGTAACGTTCGTCGCTCTGCACAGATCGCCATTGGTGATGCAAACGATGTTGAATATTTGCTGGCTAAGCGCTGGGACTTGGGTAACATTCCATCATGGCGAGCTATGTCGAACAACTCTGTTGTTTGCAATGACATCTCTGATCTGCATGACTTCTTTTGGGATGGCTATGAAGGCAAGGGTGAGCCCTATGGATTGATCAACTTGGAGTTGTCGCGTAAGATTGGTCGCTTGGGCGAGACTCAGTACCCTGATCCAAACGTCATGGGTTACAACCCCTGTGCTGAGCAGAGTCTTGCCGATAAAGAAACATGTTGCCTTGCAGAAATCTATCTGCCTAACATCGCCAGTGAGAATGAGTTGTATGAACTTGCGGCATTGCTGTATCGAATCAACAAACACAGTCTTGCACTACCTTGCCATTTGAAATCTACTGAGGCAATCGTTCATGAGAACATGCGCATGGGTATTGGTATCACCGGTGTGCTGCAAGCAACGTCAGAACAAAAGAGCTGGCTTGATGCAACGTACAAGAAGCTGCGTAACTTCGATCAATGGTACAGCCAGAAGCATGGCTTCAATAAGTCTGTGAAGCTGACAACGGTGAAGCCATCTGGCACTCTGTCGCTGTTGCCCGGTGTCACTCCCGGTTGCCACCCTGCCTATGCTCGTCATATGATTCGTCGTATCCGCATCGCTGCCAATCACAGCTTGGTGCAGGTGTGTCGTGATCACGGATATCCTGTTGAATATCAACAGAACTTTGACGGTAGCGAAGACCATTCCACAGTGGTGGTGTCGTTCCCATTCAAACATCCTGACAATGCGGTGTTAGCTAAGGATATGACCGCCATTGATCAACTCAAAACTGTGAAGTGGTTGCAAGAAGTGTGGAGCGACAACAGCGTTAGCTGCACTGTCTACTACCGCAAGGAAGAGTTGCCTGAGATTCGTAAGTATCTGAAGAAGCATTACAAGAACAGTCATAAGAGCTTGTCTTTCTTGCTGCACAGTGAACACGGCTTTAAGCAGGCACCTCTGGAAGAGATCACTGAAGAGCAGTACAATGCTATGGTTGCCAGCACTCAGTTGATCACATCGATTGAAGAGGCCAACATTGGCTTGGACGATAGTGAATGCGCTTCTGGTGCATGCCCTATTCGCTAAACAACAAAGGGGCTTCGGCCCCTTCTTCTTAGAAAGAATGTAATGACAAACTACAAAATCATTTACGTGATTGTTGACACAGAAACAAATGAGTTTGTGACGATCAATCACAAGGCTGCGTGGACGAAAGTCGGCAACGCCAAGAATGCTTGGAACACACAACAAGGTTGGCGTAGTAATAAGACACTTTTTGGTGAGCAGTCCAGATATGTCGTCAAGCCGATAGAGCTTACACAGGGGTCGTTTTGATTGAAGTGACAATCTCAGCTGACATGCTTGTTGAAGCACGTGATAAGGCGGCATCAATGGGTAAGCTACGCAATAGCATCATCAACGGTGCTGGCAACATCGCTGGCTTCATTGGTGAAGCCATTGCTCAACAGGTCATGGGTGGTGTGTTAGCAAACACCTACGACTATGATCTCATCCTGTGCAACGGCAAATCAGTGGATGTGAAGACTAAGCAGACCAGTGTTAAACCACTTGTAACTTATGAGTGCTCGATTGCAAACTTAAACACAACTCAGAAGTGTGACTACTATGCTTTTGTTCGTGTCAAGAACGACTTCACTGTTGGTTGGTTCTTAGGTATATACCCTAAAGAAGACTATATGAAAGATGCGGTGTTCATGAAAAAGGGTACAATAGATACCAGCAATGGTTATGTTGTCAAAAGCGATTGCTACAATCTTCCTATCCATCAACTCAAAGAGCATAGCTCTATCACAAAGGAAATCTAATGAGTAAAGTAATTATCACCATCACCGATGAAGACACCACCACTGGTGTCAATGTTGACTTCGGTGAAGGAGGTGTCAACTCAAACAGCTCTGCCCACTACATGGCATATGTGGCGGTAGAAGCGATGCGAAACATTGCTGTTAAAGAAGGCACAGAGGTGATTGATGAACCAACCGAATGAGCCTAAGCTGCGTGATACAACCTGTACCATTACAGGCATCACATCGAAGATTAAGCGAACAGCTTATCAACGTGTCGAAGACTCAACAACCACTCTGTGCTTGATGTATCTCGACAATGGTTTTCTGTTGATTGGTAAGAGCGCCTGTGTTGATCCTAAGAAGTTCAACCAAGCTCTCGGTGAAAAGTATGCCTATGAAGATGCCATCAGTAAGCTATGGGAACTTGAAGGCTATGTACTCGCAACTCGTTTGAAAGAAGGAGATATCTATGCAGATTAAACAAGAACGCCCAGCGCCTCTGAAGATTCAGTATGGTCAAGGCTATTACGCTTTCACTCGCGGATGGTTGAGCAATCAGTATGATGCTGATAGTACAGCCGGTAAAGAGTGGCAGCGTGGTTGGGACCGTGCCTACTTTGACAATCTTGAGAAACTGAAATGACATCGTTCAATCGTCTTCACAATATGAAGAACCCACATCAGGGTACTGCAAAGAAAGTGCTGTGTATATGCTCAGCAGGATTGCTGCGTAGTCCTACGTTGGCTTGGATATTGTCTAACGATCCGTTCAACTACAACACTCGTGCTGTTGGTACATCTAGTGAATATGCTCTCACCCCTCTGGATGAGGTGCAGCTTCATTGGGCCGATGCTGTGGTGTTTGTTGACGCAGACAACCATCGCGTTGCTCGTTTCACTTATGGTGGAATGATCGACAACATGGAATGTCATGTGCTGCAGATTCCTGACAAGTACCCGTTCCGTCATCCTGAGCTTGTGGAGATTGCTACAGAGCAGTTGAAAGAAGCGTTCAAAGTGTGATATAACAATACCCTTTCCAAAGTAGCACAGCGGTAGTGCAGCAGACTGTTAATCTGTTGGTCGTAGGTTCGATCCCTACCTTTGGAGCCATTCATGTATATCGGTAGCTCAACTGGCAGAGCAACGGATTCCAAATCCGTAGGTTGTGTGTTCGACTCACACCCGGTATCCCAAATAATATGCAGTGGATAGTGTAATGGTTTAGCACACTTGTCTGTGAAACAAGTAGATAGAGTTCGATTCTCGTCCTTCTGCCCAAACAAAAGGGGAGCTACACAGGCTCCCCTTTCTTATTGTCGGTACATATCAACAATTACCGACGAGTTGCTAGTCCACCCTTCGCCAGCTTTGGCACAAACTTCCTCACCTCATCAAGAGGCTTCACTCGTTTGGCTTCATCAGCGGCAGTGGAGATTGCAGGTTCCGACTGTTGAAACTTCTTCAACTTGTCGCTGAGTTCATACAGATTCTGTGCTTTCTGTTTGGCTCCACCATCCCACAAAATATCACCGACTTCTCGCATCTGACGTTGAATACCAGTGTAGTCGGCAAGATGATTCATCGCCGCCTGATACTGTTGACCAAGACCTGTCTTTGTCGATGTCACTTTACCCATGCCCAAGTAGCTGTTCATCAAATCCTTGATGCCACCATACGACATGTACGCCAGCTTCATTCGCTCTTTAGGGTCGCTAGACTGACGAGCCTGCTTCATGTATTCTGAAACAATCTCTTCGTTCTTCTTCACCTCACTGCGAATGACATCTTTACCGCCACGTTGCAGAGCTTCAGAAATGTCTGTTTCGGCACCACGCAATGTTGCGCTTTTACCTTTAACACGAAGTTTCTCAGCCTCTACCATCATGTCTTCTGTCTCCAAGAACCCGGCGCGTGGCAGACCAACAGGACGAACAACACCGGGCGCACCAGTCACAGCACGAAGGATTGTGTTCAGATCTTTGTTGTCATACTTCTCAGGGGCCATGTTGATTTTGTTGAACACATAATCAGCATATGGAATCTCTGTGACAACATACTTCTCAGGGCTTGTACCGCCGAAAGGACCACCACGGAAACCAAGGTTCAAATCCTTAGTGAACGAAGGGGCACCCACCATCATCTCAGAATGGAAGTAGTCAAGCTTCGAAGGGTCTTTAAAGCCTTCTCGTTTGAGTTTGTTGATGTCTTCTTCAACATTCTGTCCGTGGAACAACTTCACTGGCGGAACATCCTTGTATTTCTCGCGCAAAGCATCAAGGCGTTTCTGATACTGACCAGCCATCTTCACAACATCGTCGAGCATCGTAGAATCTTTGGCGTTGATTTCGACACCACGAGAGTAACGATAATCCCCCAACACCACACCCAACACATCATCATCAATGTCAGCAAACTTTGTGTTGTTGCGCAGCTTGAAGAAGGTGTCTTCGCGTTTCTCTTTGATTGCAGAAATAGTGTCGTTGCGACGAGCAATGTTGTTCTTTCCAGCAACAGCGTTCATGTCACCAGACAAATACTTTTCATCAACACCGTAATAGTCATCGACCACTTCCTTCACAGGCGCAGGTTTTTGACCAATGACAATTGGATTGCCGTCAATGTCATAGACAACTTCATCCACCAAAGACTCGGCAGACTCATCGATCTTCTTAGCAAAAGGAACCGGTGGCATCTCAGAATACTTCAGACCCTTAGCTTGACCCGTATAGGAATGCAAAGTGTTTTCATAATCTTCTGGATTAGCAATCTTCCACGACTTGAGGAAAGCCTCGTCGTAGTTTTCCTTCATCAACTCTTCACCCTTGACATAGTCTTCATCGGCAAAGGCTTTTGAGGGCGCAGGAGCCTCTATCGCCTGTGTTGTCAGGGTAGGTATTGCTTCTTCTGTCGGAAGCGCCGCAGGTGCCTTTGCTGGCGTTGCAGGCAGCAAAGGTTTTGGAACAGCTTTGGGTTTAGACAACACGTTAGTCATCTGCTCCATTACTGGAGACGGTGCAGGTGTTGCTTTAACACCTAAGTTCTTATTGATGATGGAGTCAATTTCAGTATCGGCAACATCTGCCGCTGCACCACCGAGGCGCTTTGCTGTGTCCAACACAGATTCACTAGCCGCTTTGATAGCTGTTTTACCAACAGCTTTAGCAGCAGCAAGACCACCACCGGCAAATGCAGGAACCAAACCACCGGCAGCAAACTGCAGATTTCCCATCATAGCTTCGTACTTGTCTACGGCACGATAGTCTTTGGCTTGTTCCAGAGTGACACCATCATGGTCTTTGGCGTAGCGGTCATTGATCACCTTACGCACTTCACCAGACAACTTATCGAAACGCATCTTCTTGACACGGTCCAGATCCTGTGCAGTAAACTTAGCGTCAGTTTTGTCACGAGCAATAGATGTGATGTCACGAACAGTGTTAGCCAACGCTACCTTTTGTTCAGCAATTGGCAGAGCCTGATAACGCTCGTTTGCCATAACACGCTGAATAGTCTTAATGACCATTGGGTTAGCAGCTTCAACAAACGCACGATCATATTCACGATCACCAGAAGAGGGACCGTACAGACGATAAGGGTCAATGCCAAGTCGTGTAATCTCTTGCTCAACAGGAGACTTCTCAGTTGCTTCACGAACACCAATCAAGCTGTTGAAGAATTCACCTTCTTTGTACACTGGACCTTCACGCAGGCGAGGAACAGCAGCAGGTAGTTGTTCTTTCACCACCGGCAGTTTAGACTGCACACGATTGACAGCGGCTTCAATGAAACGATCACCGCTCTCTTGAGCCTTAATTACGTTGGGGTCGCGCTGGATTGTTCCTTCTTCACGGAACAGGTCAAAGAATTCGTAGGCACTCTTGAACAGGAACGGCTGAGAGAAACGTGCAGTGAAATCACCCAGCACTTTACCAACAGCAATTTCCATTTTGTCAGCTTCTTTCTCAGACGAGAATGCGGCAAACACCTGATCAAGGAATTGGTTTTGTGTACCAGCAGGCATCTTCATGCCGACAATGGACTCCACCATCTCTGCAGTCTTTGGCTCAAGTCCTTGTTTACGCTTTGCCATGAAGTCGGCAACCGCCAATGTAGGACCAAGAGGGAAGATTGCGCGAGTATCGACAGTGGTGCCGTCTTCGGTCTTGAAGTTGTACCACTCGGTGTCTTGGTTGTTCAATCGATAGTCGTATGCAGCAGCAAGAGCGGCTGTACCAACAACACCTTTGGAGAAATTCTCCATACCTTTGTTGACTAGAGCACGACCAGTTTCATCACCAGCAGCAAGCTTCTTCGAACCAGCCAACACATCCGACACACCAGATGCACCACCAAAGACGCTGTAGCGATATTGGAATGCGATGGCGTTAGACATGAAGCGAGGGAAGGTTGCCAGCAAAGAACCACCGGGGAACTCTGCAGCTTTAACAAACAAATTACCTAACCCTTCAGCACCAGCTTCGAACGATTTAATCCCGTGCTTTTGTTGCTTGGGTGTATATGAGAACGTAGCCTTCAGCGTATCGTCAGTGGCTTCTTTCAAGATTGATGCCGGAATGGTCTTGCCTTCAGCAACAGTCTCATACATATCCAAGCCAAGCTTACGCATGTTCTTATCAACAGAAGCGTTGAAGATGGCGCGGCGGAAGAAAGCATCCTGTGCAACGTTCAAACTGTTGAACAGCTTAGCCACTTTGGAAATGTCATTGGTTGCATTTTCCTGTGTTGCACTCAAGATGTTGTTACGCAATGCAGGATTGTGTTGCAACAAAGTGTCAGTGGTTGCAGCAGACAAATCAGACCGCAGCAATTGTCCATACACACCGAACGCATCCTTCATTGTATCGCTGACACCTTTCTTGAAAGTGTCTTTGATACCAAGACCACCGGGATTGACAGCAGCAGCGGCAGTGCGACCAACAGTGTAGAGACTACCTTCAATCAGCGATGCAGCAGAGTTGTATGTCAGGCCAACACCAGTACCGATGATGTTACGCACGGTGGTACCAATACCAGAAACAACCCAAGCCTTAGACTCACGCTCGACAGTGGACACCATCTGACCAACTCGACCAAGCGCCGATGTGTACTCGTCAGGTTTACCGAACAACAGATCAGCTTGTTCTTTGAAGGCAGGATCAATCTGTGACAGGCGCGACATAGCTTTAGCGGCAGCAGAATATTGCTGCATCACTTGAGCAGCTTCTGTCACTGTCAGCTTGTTAGCCTGTGCAAACTCTTCAGGTGTCAAACCTTCTTTACGAATGGCTTGCTCAAGGGCAACATCATCAACCTTGTCCAAGTTGGAGAACACTTCAGCAATGGCGGTGCTTGTCTTCTGTCCGGGCTTGACACGGAATGTTGGGTCTTGTTCCATAACATACAGAGCAACACGAACAGCGCGACCAGACAAGTCCTTCTGCACCTTCGCATCTGTCAGCGGTGTAGCAGGATTGATGTCGTCCAAGATGCGACCGCCTTGGATGTTCATAAACTCTTCAACAACAGTGTCCATGTTCTCTTGAACAGGATCTGTCAGCACACGCTCAACAGCAGTGGGTGGTGCGTTAGGATCGGCAGGCGCTTTCACCTTACTCTTCAAGATTTCGTTGAGCTTCTCAGTACCAGACTGAGCAGGCTTCATTGCCGCAGTACCTTTAGCTTCACCAAAACCAAATACAGCTGACAACAAAGCAGCGGCACCAACTTGTGTATAGTCAAGATCGGAAGGTTTTTCACCAAGCGCTTTAGACACCTCTTGTTGAGACTTCTGTTGTAGAACGTTTTGACCTGCACCGATGGTACCCTCAACAGCAGTGGTTGCACCAACAACTTTGGCAGTGGTGGGTGTCAACGCTTTAGCGGCAATGCTCTTTTCTGCTTGTTGCAAAGCAGTGGTTGTTGCTGCCTTAGTGACCGCTTTCTTACCCAACGTTGCAACGCCAAGACCCACATAGTTGGTCAAGTCTGTCAGAGCAGACGATGCCATGTCATAGAATGGTCGAGCACCGGGTTGACCACCCGCCTCTGTAGCATCCTTCACCTGATCAAAGAGACGACGACCAAGCGCCAACTTCTCTTTGTCTTCCATTGGAGCATTCTTCAGCTTATTCAGATATGCAATGTTGCTGAATGTGTTCCAGTCTTGACCACGAAGATTGGTCATGAAGTTGGCAGTGAACTTCTCTTTGTCTTCACCTTCTTTGTACACAGCACCAGTTGACGCTTTCGAATAGTCTTGAACAATCTTAAACAAGTCAGGATTGGTGTAGAGTTCTTGATAATCAAACTTTGGTTTGTTGCGCTCTTCAACAGCAGCAGTCTGCACTTCCTTGAGAGCCTTAGCTGGTTGCTTCGGTGTCAAGAAGGCAGGCTTTGTGAGATCTTCTTCTGGCTTTGCAGCGACAGGTTGTGGCTGCTTTGCAGGAATCAAATCGTCAAAGGTGTTACCTCCGCCCGAAGACGGAAGCAGATCATCAAACATTCCCATTTAGAAATCCTTACCAGTTCGTTCTTTATATCGCTTGGCAACAGCGGCACGATCAGCACCGTTGGCAATGGCGGCTTCTGCTTCTTTGCGGATTGGATCTGCGGCTACAGGAGCGGCAGGTTTGGCAGGCGTTGGTGTTTGATCAGCAGGAGTTTTCATCACCGACTTAGGAACATATGTGTTCAACACAGCAGCAACATCACGAGTCATAGGTTCTCCGTTAGGCGCAGTGTAGAGCGACAAAGCATTCTTAGCAGCATCGTATGCTGTGTTATTAATCTTAGCACGAGCTTCTGGATTGTCACCAGTGTACTCAAGCGACACACTGCCATCGGGCTTCTCGATCAGAGCAAGCTGTTTAGATCGAATCAGATCGCCGTGAACTTCAGCAACCTTACGAGCAACAGCACCAGACGTAAACGTGTTCAGTGTACCTAGCTTAGGAATGTTACCTTCACCGTCACCTGTCTTCTTAGCCAGAGCTTCTTGACGCTCGATCTGCAACACTTTGTTGAACTCGCCTTGCGCCGCTTTCTTCTCGTCAGGAGTACCGAAAGCAATCTTGTTCTTGAGGTCAGCAACCTTGTTGGCAAACGTTGTCTGTTCAGGACTCATACTATCCTTGACAGTCTTGAACACCAACAGATCTGCTTTAGCCAAGTTGATCTTATTAGCATCACCAGATTTCTGAGCATTAACCAGAGCGACCTGCGCATCATTGAGTTGCTGATCAAATGTCTTTGTACGAATAGCAGCGCCCATGTTAAATGTGGCATTACTCTCCAACACAGGCTTTGCATATTGCTTAGCTGCCTGCAATTCCTCAAGTGAAACACCCATAGCGGCAGCAGTGTCACGGGCAGCTTGCTCAGACGCACGAGCGCCAGCAGTGGCTGCAAGATCCCGCAAAGGATTACCAGTTTTCTTCACTGCCTCAAACGCAACCTTAGCAGCCGGTGCCATCTTGAACATCTGATCAGCACGCTCCAAGGCTGTGGACTGAACGTTGTCTTGAGCAACCTTAGCAAAGTTCGAAATCTTAAATGTACTAGCGTCGAAGTCATCCTTCTTAACTCGCTCAGTAATCATACCCATAAACGCTTTAGACTTTGCAACCTCGAACAGCTCTTGTTCTGTGGCGGTAGGATCATATGTGCGAAGAAAGTTGATGTTCTCTTTCAACTCTTTCTTAGCTTTGTTGTTCTCTTCAACAACAGCTTTGTAGCTCTCTGTGAGTTGCTTAACACCAGCTGCACCACGAGCAGCAGCAAGCTTCTCTGCTTTCTGAATGTCCTCGACAGCAGCTTCAGCAAAGCCACCACCAAACGCTGTAAAATTGAAACCCATTATGCAATCTCCGTCTTAGGTTTTCTGGACATCAATCCAGACAGTTCGACCTGTGGCGCTACCACTTCGTTAGAAGAGTCTTTCTTCTCTGCTGCTTCTTTAATTGCTTGACGAATGACACGCTCAGGAACAGCATCACCCTCTGTTGCTTCTTCGGCAAACACAATGTAATCGGTATTGTGTAACTCGGCAGCAGTCTTCAACATCTCAATAATAACAGGCATCACCAAGATACCAGTGTCCAAACTGTGAGCACCAGCATTGACACCACTGAGCATCAAAGCCTCAGCCAAAGATGCCAACGGCACTTTAGTTTCGATAGCATCAAGTACATTGTTCACAATATCAGACGATGAAAGCTTGTCGATGTATTGCTGAGCTACATCAGACACATCAACAAACTTAGGAGGATTAGACCAAGGACGACCCTTAGGTGGAGCAGTCCATGAAATACCAGCAGGAACTGGTTTAATCACATCGGCAGCAGAAAGCTTATTTGCCATTTTTCATTTCCTCTCGTGCGCTACGAATGCCGTACACAAAGTCAGCAATGGTGGATAGTTCGCTACGTTGTTCTTTCTTCTCAACTGAAGGCTTTGTAGGAGCAAGCAAGCCTTTCTTGTTTGACTTAGTTTCTTTAGTTCGATCAAGCAGCATTGCTTCAATCTTCTTCATATAGTCTTTGATGTGTTTCATTATTACCAGTCCTTGATAATTTCATATGCAAGCTTACCCCATGCAGCGTTGGATGCGGCATTTGCTGTAGTCTCAGCAGCAGCAACGGCAGCGCTCTTTGTAATGGATGCAACAGCAATGTTTGTCACTCGATCTTTTTCACTCTCACCAGACTTCCAAGAATACTCAAGCAAGTCACGGTAGGTTTGAGATTGCTGTGCGTATTTAGCTGCCGACAACTCGGTGGCATTCTTAGCATTGACAGCATATGCAGCATTGATAGCGGCAGTATTAGCTGTCGAAATGTCTGCCAAGATTTTAGCATTAGCCACATTGATTTCAGAAGAGAGGCGAGAGTTAAACTCTGCACGATCATTGGCTTCTTGCGCATTGAACTTAGCCAACTCATTGGCAGCATTCATGTTAGCAAGACTAATTTTATTGCGCTCGGTTGCATTGAACTGATTTGCAGTGAGAGCTAGTGTTTCAGAAATCTTAGCTGCTTCCATCGCATTGGTTGCGTTGGTTGCGCGTGCGGCATTTTCAAAACCGGCATCACTAACAATGGCATCGGATATTTCTTGAGCTTTGAACAAGTTAGTTTGTTGACGAGCTTCCAAGTTCTTAATGTCCATCTGCAAGAAAGCTTGCGCATTCTGTACAGCTGCTTGTTGACGATTGCTCAGGTTCTGTGTCTCAAGACGAGACATAGCAGCTGCCTTCTCAAGAACAACAGCGTTCTTGGCAGACAAGTTGGCAACGTTCATTGTGTTAGCAAGACGGGCATTCTCAAGTGCAATGGTTGTCTGAGCATCGAAGTTTTTGTTTGCAATGTCAGCAATCTTTGCGGCATTCAGCACCTTTGTCTGAAACTCTTGATCAAATTGTTGACCCAAAAACTGGGCGCGTTGTTGACCAACTTGTAATGCGACAGCCTGACGGTTTGATAGGTTTTGAAAACCCATCTCTTGAAACACTTTAGCATCAGCGGCAGCAATGGGTGTAGCAGCTTCAAGCGTAGCCTGAATGATTGCTTGACCAGCCAAGCTAGATGCACCAAGACCACGGGCAGCAAGTTGTGCTGTTGCAGTACGAAGCGAGGCAGCGGCCCAAGGTGGAGGAGCACCGGCATCAAAATCAGTCAGTAACTTATTTAGCTGGCCTTGAGTTGTCATCTCTTCCGTGACAACACCCTGTGCTGCTTGAGTCTTGGCAAGCTCAGTATCAACCTTTGCCATATCAACAGCAGAGCCCGAAACAAGTTCTCCTTCCTGAACAGTGCGAGTAGGAGCACCCTGAACGGTAGCAGCTTCACCCTGTGCTGCTTCAACTCCAGCAACAGCGGTTGTCTCAGGAGCCTGTGTAGCAGCAGTGACCTGTGCTTGTTGAGATACAGCACCTTGCTCAGCCGTGACACCCTCAAGTGCTTTAGTGACAGCGGGTGCTGCCGTTGCTGCCGTAATCGTAGGGGCAGTGATTGCTTTAGGAGCAGCAACACCAGCGGTCTGATCAATCTGTGCGGCTGTAGCAGCTGTAGTTGGTCCTGCTGTCTGTGCTGTAGCCTGCATACCGGGAGCCATGTCGGTTGTTGCAGCTTCGTAATAAGTGCCTGTGTTATCCATCTGAGGCTTGGCAGAGCGTTCAGCATTGGTGGCATCAGCAGCGGCTTTGGCTACGGCAGCAGCTTGCTCTTTTTGTGCTTTTTCGGCAGCAGCAGCGGCATCAGCGGCGGCTTTAGCTTCAGCATCTGCAGCTTTTTTATTAGCAGCATCAAGCTGTTCCTGTGTGATACCGGTTGGTCGATCAACATAGGTGGTGCCGCCACCGTATAGTTTGATCTTCCTATCGCCATCATGCGAAAAAGCTCGTGTATCCAGTTCAGGAATACCGAGCGACAACAGCACATCATTTCTCATATATCAACTCCAACTATGTTGTATTTCTTTTTGAAGCCCAGCTTTGACCAAAGTCGCATGGTGCTATCACGCATTCCTGCTTCAATGTATTCATACCCAAGATTACTAAACAAAGTTTTTAACTTTTGCCAAGCATCATCGTTTGTTATGTGTCTGCCTGCAGTGATGATAATGAAGGCAGTATTTTTATTAGCAACAAAATGTGTGCTAAAAACAATAGCACCAATTATATTATCATCATTACTTATAACGATTAGGTTATACTCGTTATCCAACAATTTGTCTTTGACATCTTGTGTTGTGAATTCACCATGAACATAAGGAATGGTGCTATCTATGAAACCAACAACATCATCCCAAACACTATCGATATCTAATACAACCTCAAATTTCATCGAATCGAAATACCCAAAGCTCTGGTGATGTCTTGTTCAGAAACACCATATTGTGCAGCAGTAGATTTCAACAATTCCGGATTGCCCTTGTTCTGTTCATAGAACCCTTTGATCTCGGCATCACTGATCTTTGTTACAACACCGCCTGCAGCGTACTTCTTAACGAAACCGCCTTTAGCCATACGCTCAGCAAACTTAGAAGTCAGTGCAGAATAACGCTGAGAGTCAGAAGGGGATGCGGCAAGGAACTCATCAAACATTTGCATAGGGCCATCATAGCCCATCTTACGTGCAACAATCTCTTTTTGCTTAGCTGTAAATTCCATGCTCATTCCTTATTAAAGCACCAGACCGGGAAGATAGACAGTCTTACCGTCTTTCTTCGTAGCAGTCAGCACCTGACATTTCAAATCTTTAGGGTCGTATGACACGTGTACCCAACCACTGTCGGGAATACCGGGAGTATAAAACTCCAAAATGACTTGTGTGAATTGTAAGCTATCTTTGATATATTTAGCAAGATCACCGTTGGCAATACCAACAATTTCAATGTCAGCGGCTTGACCTTTGCAGTGATCGCTAGTCTTGCTACCACCAACCGATGCATTCACTTCAGGAGCACGATAGCCGCTATTAACTTTAACACTCTTGCCGTAATGTTCACGCACAGGCTGCAACACTTTCTCACAAAGCACTTTCAGATTATCAATAATCTCTTGCGTTGGAGTGTTGTCCAATCCTTTTTTGACAGCAGTGTCGCTGTGAGTCAATTCACTCAGTGAGAAGTTATTTGTCAGGTTCATTTTTATTTCCTTTCATGTCCATGATTTTTTCAAGAGTTCGTCCACCAAAGTAGAACGACATAATCAACATGCCCCATTGACCAAGAAGCTCAACATAATTGCCACGTGTCTCAAGATCAAAAGCAGACATCATTGCAAAAGTGAAATAGGCAAAGAGAATGAAGATCAACGTCAATGGTCGAATGTTTTTGGACAACCAAGAGTCACTAGCCATGTCGGCTTTAAGGCGCTCTGTGAGATTGTTCTGTTCAGTCTTGTATGCTTCAAGATCGACGTTGAGTTCTGCCAGTTTGTTCTGAGCAGCCATCTGTTCTAGATCAGCCTTAGCCTTAGCAGCAGCTGCAGGATCTGGCATAAACCGATCCAGCAACTTACCGCCAACCTCAAGCAGCGCTGGGATTGGAATCATCTTTGTCTTCCTCACCAAGAGCAGCACCAGCCTTTGCTGCTACTTTACGACCAGCAATACCACCAAGAGTACCGATGCTCATGTAAGCAACAGCCTTCAAGATCTCAAGGAAGATACCATCAATTGGTGCGAGTTCCATTGTTTGTGTTTCAAAAGCAACAGCCCACAAAATACCAAGGGCAATAACAAACAGCATTGTCATAATGCATACAACAATAAATGCCCAAACTCGAATTTCGATATCCTCTGGTGTCATTCGCATATTAGTCATATCGATTATCCTTTAATGAAATATAGGCCAACAAGGACCACAAGCGCAATAACAGAGGCAATAGCTATTCGCACATTCTCTTTCTTGGTTTGCGCCATAGCACAGTTATAACCTTCTTCGAAGCATTGTCTATGCAACCAGTGCGGTTTATCAATCCAATGTTTTTTCCACCATGTTTCAAATTCGTACATTATTTACCTTTCACTTCGACAATGGATTATCCAGAGCCTTTTGAACTCTGGCATTAATGCGGTCTTCTAGTTCTTTGGTATCAGACTTCTGAGAGCTGCGTAGCTTCTCTCGTTGCGATTCAAATCTAGCATCGGCATCGTCTAATAGCTTACGCATCTTTTCTTCCAAACGATCTACCTTGCCTTCAGTTCTCATGGACACAGAATCAACTTTATTGTTGGCTCGTTCAGCAGCAGACTCAACACGCATGATGTCACCGCGCATACCATCTTTAATATCTTTGGCATACTTCAGAGCCTCTTCAACTTTGGCATCCATCAGATCCATCTTCTGTTGATACTCACCAAGGTCAAGATTGGCTACAGCGACAACCTTCTTATACAGGACAAAACCACCATACATTGTCCCGATGACAGTCGATAACAATGTGAATAAAGCACCAATAGTCAAAGGGGTCATCTTCAATCCGAAGACTGTGAACTCCTTCTTTTTAAGGTCTTCAACCTTCTTAAGTTCTTCACCAAGATCAGCCATATTAGTTTTCAAACTTTCCGTTCTTTAGCTTGCGTAGGTTATCAAGCTCTGTCTCAAGCTTCTCAATCTCAACACGTTTCTTTTTCAGCTCAAGTTGATAAAGAGAATTGCAGTTGATACGCTCAGGAACTTCATCAATTGGAATTGTGATACGCGCATACACACCAACATCTTTTGATTTCGGAACACTAGGATCGGAGCTAGTCAAAATACCACTGGTGTTATTAAGAATACTTGTTACACCAAACTCAAGATTCTTTCCACCACCAATAGCGTTTGAGCAATCCAGTTCGCCAGCTCTGAACTTATCAGACTGATAGTTTGAAAAACCGTAGGGCATCTGCAAGTTCAATGAACTGTTCTGTGCAAACACATTTACACAAGCAAACAACAATGCCAGTACTGACTTTTTCATTTAATCAACTTAGAACAAATCTTCGACGACACCGCCGTTGTATTGTTCATATCACTTCTAATTTTTGATTGAGAGCATATATATGTGGCAGAAGCAACATCCTCATCTCGTATGTACACATCAATCTTGACTCGACCTAGATAGTTAAGCTTGATAATGTTGTATGCGGTTACGAACCGAACAGGTGTCCAGTCTTTTGTAAATACACCAACTTCATAATATTGCACATCTTCTCTACGATTGAATACTTCAACCGAAGTTTTGCTAACACCAGCAACATGGGACGATTCCATCTTTGGATATGCAGGAACCATTTCATGTGCATGTGCGCAGGTCACAAGCAGCAGCAATATTAACGAGCGATACATTCAGCGTACACCACAGCACGATATGTACCACCGGGAAAGGCTTTATTGAAACCGTACTTGGCGGAAGAGCTTGATTTAAACCATGTCGAACCAGCAAGTGCTAGGTTGTATTCGGTAGCATTGTCATACACAATCTTGTTTGTTTCATAACCAGACATTTGTGCATCGGAAACAGAACTGATAGAAGTAGAACCTGTCCATGTCACCGTATCGTTCAACGAAGGGCTGGTAGAGAAGCTAGTAGGGGTACTGATACGGGCCTTGTATGCATTAGCAATGGAGACATCGTAGCGAACAATAGGCATTACACCACCATCAACAGGTGATGTGCTTAATTTATCAGCAGTGGGGTTACCATATACGCCGGGGGTGTCTGTTGTAATGACACATTTAGACTGAACATTCCCAATGATTGGAACTTCTTCAGCACATACGGCGAAGGGTAACAGGAGTAGAAATAAATACTTCATGGTTTTCTTTCATATTGCAAATCAATCATCTTCGTATGAAGAACTTGTTGAGCCAATCCGTTTCGCAGACCGGTTCTATTTTCAGGAAGTTTAGTGTCGAGAAGAACTAGAGAGTCTTTGTAAGCACCACCTTTTATTGCCAGTGAATAATAACTACTAAACGATGTCATGTTATTCATCGCCTGAAGCAATGACTCTTGTGATAACTTACCTGCTTCTTCAATTGCGCTACCAGCTTGTGAGAGGGCCTTCTCTTTAGCTTCTCGTTTCTGTACTTCCTGCTTATATTCTTGTTCTGTTTTCTTGGTAGCTTGCTTCACAGCACTATCATCAAGAGCGTTATATGTTTCAATCTTTTGTTCTGGAACAATTGGTTTATATCCGGGACAACCCGGCGTTATCTCTGCATTGAAACAGTGATCTACTCGATAGGTGTAGACCACACTTGGTTTCTCAACTCTACCTTGTCCCTCAACATCAATAGACCCTTTGCCCCAATATCCAATAGGAACATTATCAACAGAGACTACTTTATTGATTGTGTTGCCCGGAAGCTTAGACCAATCATCGGTTTCTCTGAAGATGTAACCATCACCTCTGGCATTTAGATTTCGAACATGAACAAGCATGTTGTCCTCTGGACGCTTCACAGTTGTGTATTGATAAACAACACCGTTGACCGTTAAACCTGTCTCCTTAGGCAATACGCTCATGTCCCATGTCAAACCTGCAGCAGCAGCGTTCTTCGTGACACCATAGGTGTAAGGCTCAGAACAACAACAAGAGGCCCAAAACGCCAAGAATGTAGCCAGTGTTGAATATCGAAGTTGGCTTTTCATTCTTCACTTCCTCTTGTTTAGGGTTTGCTTGCCAAGCAGCTTTAGCAGCAGGACCGATCATTCCGTCATAAGGACAGGGAGTACCTGCATGCATCATTGCATCAAAGACTTTTTTGTCTTGGCACATCACAGAGACAGCCGCGACTTTCATGCCCATGTCGTAAAGCGTTTTAGCGTTCTTTAAACGGACACAGTTGTCTTCAGTGAATGTTGTACCAGCAGAGATACCCAAAATCTGAGTTTGAACAGCGCCAGCAACTCCAACCGTACAAAGGTCAGATGACGCATTAGCGCCGATCTGAGGTGATATTGCAGACGGAGGTGGAGACTTAACAACAGTAGTCATGCTACCGTTTGTCGTCACCGTACTGGTGTTGTTTGAAATTGTCTCAATAGGTTGTGCAGCAACACTGAATGATGTTGCAATCAGACAGGTTGCTACAAACCGATTCATACTTTTAATCCGTGATTTCGGAAAAAGTCTAGGAATACGTAACCAAGACCAACAATGCCAGACCAAGTCAAACCCGTGAGCGTTTTTTCAATAACAGCGTCACGGAATTTGATTTTTCTAGCTTCTGCGGCAATGGCAAGGCGAACCCACTGACGTTCTTCATCAGTAAGTTCACTATCCCTTGCTTGCTTTAAAGCAACAGCAATGTCAGCTATCAGTTCTTGAC